GTTTTTATTATATAGTTATTATTATCATAATTTTATATATTAACTCACTCAATTTAACTCAAACTCACTCAATTTGGTTTTGTGTGTAAAATTGCATTCAATTTTTTATTAAAACTTTAAAATGCACATATTAAAAAAATAATCTATTCTAAAAACTTAAATAATATGATAATAGATATAATTGATAAAATAAATTATTTATAATAATATACAGAAGAAGATAATGAATTGAAAGTTCTTATTAAATACATTTTAGCTATAATAAAAGATTTAAGAATATTTATAAATTATCTTTATATCTTTTTTAAAGAATTATTAAGATTTTATAAATATTTATAAGATTAGTTATAGTTAATATTAAGATTTCATATTAAATTTTAATAATTATGTTTATAGTTATTATCAAGTTATCATAATTATGTTTATAAAAAATAGTTATAGATTATCAATATTTTATAAATAATATCAATATTTCATAAGATATATTATTAATCTCTTTAAATCCATTTTAGATGATTTAATAAAAGATTTAAGAATATTCATAAATTATCTTTTTTTAATAATATTGATAATAATGTAAAATTACATGGATTTTATAAATTTGCATATTTAATGACTATTATTAAGTATTTTTAATATAATTATGCATTTTATAAATATAGATTTTTACTTAAATTGCAAGATGATTATAAAAACTATCCATGTTTTATAGAAACATGGATATTAAATGGAGACACAATATTTTCTATAGAACCATATTTTAATAAATTATATACTATTAAATATAGTGAATATTATTATAATAAAACAAAATCAATTTATAATGGAAATAAAATAAATTTTATATTAAATGATAGTAGTATTGAATTTGAGACTTTATTACCATCTATAACAGAAAAAACAATATTTTTCTTAGATGGACATTGGTCAAATGGTGATACAGGTCATTCAGCAAAAGATTGTCCATTAGAAGAATAAATAACTCATATTAATAATTTATTTTCAAATGAAGCTATAATTATTATGGATGATTATAGATTATTTGGTTTAGACAAATCTTCTGGAAAATTAGGAGAAGATTGGAGTAAAATAACAAAAGAATTATTGGTAAATATAATTAAATCACGAATTAATAAAATATATCATTTAGATAGTTGTTATGCAAAAGATGATAGATTAATAATTCTCTTTAATTATTTTTATAAGATTTGATATTATACAATATATATTTTCCTATTTTTTATTCAAATAAATATTATATTGTTATTACTGATATATTTTATTTTTAATTTCAGTATCATTCTTCATTGTATAATTATATACTAATAAGAATGTAAAATATCTGAATAATAAATGTGAATATAATTGTAAATCATAAATTTTTTTTAATACATAATTTTATACTTATTGTGTAAAATATTATTATTATTGATATAAAAATCTCTTATATAGATAATATTTTGTCTAATTTAGTGAATTAATTTTATAATTATACTAAAATAATATTGATAATATACCTGATAATAATTAATCATTAAATCTTTATCTGATTTTATCTAATATGTTCTATTATAATTAGAATATATAATTGTATTTTAATAACATCATTTAATTTTGCTATTATTTGATATTTATTTCTTTATTTAAATAATTATAAGTTATAATATTTTTAATCTACTTGTTTATCGAAAAATTAATATATTTTCTCAATAAAAACTTGATGATCTTCAAGTTTTAAATATTCAATTCTTTTTCTATAAACAGATACAAAAGCATCAACCGCTTTTTCTACTTCATGATAACTATACCATCCATAATCATCAAAAAATCATTATTCCATTTACTTTTAATTTTCTAAAACTACAAACTGCATCTTCTAATGCATAATCTGCCTCATGATTACCATCAATATATATAATATCGAAAAAATTATCATCAAATTTATTTATTTCTTTATTTGAATATCCGTGATTAATAATTATTTTATCTTGAAATCCTGAATTTTTAATATTTTCAATAAATGTTTCATAAATATATGGTTGTTCATTTTATATTCATCATACTCTTCATAATCTTCCCACTGGTCAATGCAAAATAATTTACTTTCATTATGTAAACCATATGTTATTCCAACTGATATAATATTAGCACCATAAAATAGCCCCAATTTCTAAATAATTAATAGGTTTATCTTTGTAATCATTAACATTAATAACATTTAATCAATTATTAACTAATCTATATTGAAGTCCTTTAAAATTTGATAACATATAATAATTATATGTTATCAAATTTTATATTCTTATATAAGAATATTTAAAGATAAATGCTATCTTTAAATATATAAATAATGGAAGAATATAACGAGATTATTAAATGGTATAATTCAACACTTATTTTTAAATTATCTCAAATTGGATATGCTCTTAGATGTAATCTTATATTTTCTGATAGATTACAATATTTAGATATGAATAAATCTTTTCAACTAATAAACTATTTAAAAGACGGTGATAAAATTTTTTTGGATTTAGGTGCAATGAAAAATGTTGAAATATTAGATTATATTATTACTACTATAAAATCATTAAATATTAAATTAATATTTTATTTACAATATGAACCTATTGTTTCTCAAGATATTATAAATACGTTACTACCAATATCATATCATATTTATTGTCAAAATAATAATTATTCTCATCCATTAGTTCATTGTATGCCAATTGGTATTAGAGATTGTGGAACTATTGCTAAATCTATGCATGATAATTTTTATCATAGCTATTTATTCAATGAAGGTCTAAAAAATGTTTCTAAAAAACATTTTTGTCTAATTGGTGCTATTACTAATCAAAATCACGAGGATAGATTAATAGCTTATAACTTTCTTAAACATAAATCTTTTGCGTATGATATTTCAACATTAAATTTTTTTCATAATATGACTTCTAATTATGGTAAAGTTCCAGTACATACATATTATGAATATATTAATCAATCACATTATGTTATAGCGCCATATGGCGGCGGTGTTGATACACATCGTTTTTTTGAAATTATTTATCTTAAATCTATTCCAATTGTTAAAAAAACAAATACTGCTTTTGATAAACTTTATAACATATTTCCTTGTTTAATTATTGATGAATGGACAGATATAACGGAAGAATTACTTAATTCTAATCTAGACATATTAAAATTAAAAATTAATGATTTTTTTCAAAAATATCCGGATTGTTATTTTAATACAAACGTATTAGATGATTTATTATTAACTACTTAAATGATAATAATAATTATTTTTTACCCTGTCAAATAAAAGAATATTCGATTATTTTATAGTGTTCATCAACTCTAAAATATGAGTTTTTTAAGTCTAATCATCATGATAAAGCCAAATGCGATATAATTGATATATATAGATATATTCACTATTAATATAAAGAAAAAAATAGGTTAGGAAATTGCAAAATTTGAATATAATTCATTTTTAAATCATTTATATGATGTATTAAACATTCCATTTTGTGAACCTTGACATACTATTGTTGGTTCAGCCCAATATACTTTTAAATTAATATCTCTTGCAGCTATATTTAACCACCAATCAGGAGTTGTATTAATTTTATATTTAATATTATCAATATAATCACATAATTTAATAGCACTTTTTTTACTAACAACATAACTATCAATACATCTTGAACAACCATCACCTCCCCAATTAGTAGGATATAAACCTTTTTCATAAATATTTTTATTAGGAATTAAATCATTTGCTTGAATATGTAAATTACATCCATTGCCAATAAATAACATATCATAATCTTTTGGTAATTGTGTAAGATAATTATTAAATATATTTATAAAATTATCACATAATATAATATCATCTTCAAATATTATAGCTTCATCATAATTATTTTTAATTTCTTTATATGCATACATATTACTTAAATAAATTGCTATATCATGCTTTGCAACATTTTCAAATAATGATAAATCATATCCTTCTAATTCATCCCTATCAATTTCAATAAATTCATAATCTGTAATATTATATTTTTCAAATTGTTCTATAATATGTTTCTTTCTATCTATTAATTTTTTATAATGTATAACAAATATTTTCATTTTATAATTATATATAATTTAAAAAGTTATTTTTATATATATATTCAATCGTTATAATATCATCAACTAATTATTATTTTGTCATTATCATTATTAATATAATCATGATTATATTAACCATTCTCTAAATATGGTTTTTGAATATATGTAAAATTATATCACAATTAATATAAATATCATTACATATATACTTTATAACCAGCTTTTGCTAAAATAATTGCATAACAAATACCTAATTTACCAACACCAACAATACCTAAATTATTATGCATATAAATATAATAAAAAATAAATGTTTAAATGATTTTTATAATATCAAATCATTTATTTCAGATAAATTAAACTTATTTAAAGACATTATTTAATTGTTTATTAAATAAGTTTCATTTAATAAATAATGCTATCTTATATAAATGGTGAAAATATACAATCAGAAGCAAATTTATTCATTACTACACAATATAATCTTAATTATAATCCTAATATAACTATAAATCATCAAAAAGCATTAGATATTAATACTATTAATTCTAATTTTGATAATCCAAGATTTATTTATACTTGTAATAATGATTTAACTATTTTTAAAGAAAAATTAGATTTTTTTAATAATCCATTTGTATTAGTATCTCATAATAGTGATGTAAATATTATTGATAATGAATTACATAATTATATTGCAAATCATCCTAAAATTATAAAATGGTTTTCGCAAAATCTTATGTTTAATCATCCTAAAATAGAAATGCTACCAATAGGATTTGCTAATACTCAATGGAAACATGGAAATAGTAAAATAATTATGAATACTATTAATAATTTAGATAATATTAAAAAAATAAATGATATATATTTCTATTTTACTTTAGAAACTAATTATGATAAAAGGAATGATTGCTATCAAAAATTAAGAAGTCATTTTCTTATTTCTGATAAAAAAACAGAAGAAGAATATTTTGATTATTTAGCAACTTTTAAATTTGCAATTTGTCCAGAAGGTAATGGCGTTGATAGTCATAGATTATGGGAATGTTATTATTTTAAAGTAATACCAATAGTATTAAATAATCCTTTTGTTCAAATTGTTAAAAATAAATATAAATTACCAATGATAATATTAAATGATTGGAATGAACTTATAGGAATGCAACTTACATATCAAGATTTTGATAATTCAATTTTAGATTTTGATAAACTAAAAAAAGAAATTTTTAATGATAATGATAATGATAATGATAATGATAATGATAAACCTAAAATGAGTTTAATTTATTCATTTATTGGAACTTTACCAGCTTATACAATAGATAGTATTTATCAAGCAAGATTATTTTTTACAGATGATATTTATTTAATTCTTGATGATTTAAATTCACAATATTTACCAAAATTAATTAATGATTATAAAGTTATTATTATTAATTATAATGATGTAATTGATGATAATTTTATTAATTTATTTAATAATTATAAACAACATTGGGAATCACCGTATATTGAAGGTTTAAAAGGTAGAGAATTATTAATGATACGTTCATATGAAAGATTATATTTAGTTAATAATCTAATTAAACAGTTTAATTTAAAAGATGTTTTAACTTTAGAAATTGATAATTTAATATATAATAATCCATATTCACTATTAGATAATTTTAGAAAATCGGGAGATTATACAGCAATGATTTCATCTGAACATCATTATTGTATTGGTTATATGTATGTTAAAAATGGATTAGACAAAATAATTAATTTTATGAATGAATTTATAGTTAATATTAATTATAGACATCAATATCATACTATTACAGAAATGAAAGCATTATATGCATATAATAAGATTTATAAAGATTTATATTTATTACCTGTATTTTTTAATAGACAAGATATACATATAGAATGTCATTTAAATTATAATAAATTTAATGATACAATATTTGATGGTGCGGGACATGGAATTAAACTAATTGGACGAGATAGATTTCATGAAAATCCATTATCATGGTTATTTATAAATGAATTAGATACTACTATTAAATATAAATGGGAAAAAAATAATAATGGTTTATTAGTTCCTTATTTATTAGATACAATAAATAATAAATGGTTATTAATAAATAATCTTCATATTCATTCTAAAGATTTAGATAAAGGTTTATCAAAACCATTAGAATAAACTTCAAATAAATATAATATTATTATTATTTTTTATAATAATATCATATAAATTTTTAAGAAAAGGAAATCCATTTACTTGAGAATATATACTATTTGGATTATATATATTATTAACTAATATATATATATTTTTATTCTTTAAAAACATACAATTAAAATAAAAAGATGAATTGTAATATAAAATAATATTATCAGCTTTATTAATTATTGAAAAATTATCTATAATATTATTATTAATTGTTATTATAATTCCATTATTTTTATTGACAAAATTAATAATATTATCATATTTATTATTGTCATTATTATTGTCATTATCATCATTTTTATTATCAATAAAAACATACGTATAATTTTTACAATTATTATTTAAATTATTATTAATATGATTTAAATAATAATTTAAATGTTTATTATAAAAATCATCATTTATTAATTTATGATGATGATAATAAATTGTGTATATTAGAGGAGAATAAGATATATTATTATAATTATCAATATTATTAATAACTTCATTTTTAATATTAAATAATAGTAATAATGAATTTAAAATTTGATTATTATTAATCTTAGTTAATATTTTAATATTATTATATTTATCATTCAATTCAATTAATAAATTAATAAATATAAAACTTTCATAAATCCAAAAATAGATATCATTCGAATTACTATCCAAAATAAAATAATATGATTTTTCTTTTTTATAATTATTGTTTGTAATATCATAACATTTATTAACAATTATATTACGTGTAGAAAAATTATATTTATAATCTACTATATTTTCAATAATTAAAACTTTATTAGTATCCATTTTATTAAAACTATTTAATAAATATTAACTTCTTTTATATAAAGATAGATAATTATGTTTTTATATATGAAATGTATATAAGTTATAATTTTTTAAATACTTCTAATATTAAAGAATTAGAGGGAATTGGTTCTCAATATCATAAAATAATAACATTATATGCTGTTGCAAAAAAAAATAATATTAAATATATTCATATTCCAATATCAGTTGGACATAATGATAATAATGACGAAGAATGGAATACTAAATGGGATAAAATGTTTAATTTTAAAAAACTATCAAATAATGATGAAATTAATATTAATAATATAAAAAAAGAATTTATTTTGAATAATATATCATTTGATTATATCTTAAATAATAAAGATAAAAATAAATTATATTTTTATTTTCACGTTTTAAAAATATTTGATAATAATCCAGAATATTATTTGAAAGATATTCAAAATGATATTATAAATGCATATGATGAAAATAATAATAATAGAAAATTAATATATAATAAAAATAAAATTAATATTGCAATTCATATTAGAGTTTTTAATGATAATGATACTATATGTGAGAATATTAATTCATATATATCATCTGACCGTAATGCTTCTATAAGATATTATTTTACAGGTGAAATGTATGAAGAATTAATAAATAAACTAAAAAAACAATATACTAATTCAGATATACATATATTTTCACAAGAAAAATATTTTGATATTAAATTTAAAAATTTAAGAAAAATAGAAAATATTAATATTCATTTTGATGATTTAGATTTATTTGATACATTTCATCATTTATGTAAAGCAGATGTTTTAGTAATGGGTACTAGTTCTTTTAGTATTTTAGCAGCATTTTATAATAAAAATACAGTAATATATTTAGAATATTCTCATCCTCCATCATTAAAATCTTGGCTAATTTATAATAATATTTAATAACTATATAATAAATATGGCATAATATACAATGAAACTATTAATATTATTATATTAGTATTAATATCCAAATTAAGTAAATAATAAAATATTAAACACGCTGATATTATCATTAAACTATCACCAATTATTGCAAAAAATGATACTTCTTTTGCATAATCTTTGAATGTATCAATCATTTTATTTTTACCTCTTAGTATTATGGTTATTAAAATATAGAATAATATATCGTGAATTATTTGTAATATTACTGCTAATATTATAAATTTTATTAATGAAAAATCTTTAAAAATATAATAATATACTTTATTTGTAATTAATATTACAATCATTATTATTAATACATCAGCTATAACAGCTAATATTGTATATTTATCATACCATAATTTTAATACTTTTGAATTTATTAAACCAAATGTTAAAAATACAATAAATAATAAATCAGTTATTATAACAGCATTTAACAAAGGTAAATAGTCTTTAATATTATTTAACATTTATTATCATATTAGATAATAAATATTTGTATTAAAATTTAAGTATTTTAATAAAAAATGATACTTTCATTTATAATTATTTTTACCCTGTCAAACATAAGAATATTCGATTATTTGATAGTGTCAAGCAATGTCCAAAAGCGCCAAGATTTCAGTTCATGTCTCATCTTCTTTCAAGCCTCATCATTCAGATAAGGATAAATGTGAAGTGATTGACAAGATTATCCCGAGTTTGCCCGAAATTGCTGATTTGAAGGAACCTTTTCATCCTAAAAAAACATTACTTTGTTGGCATAATTGTCTCTGTTATGAAGTGGATTGTAGCTTTGCGCATACATACACGATAGATGCAAGAAAGCAAATAAGGAAAGCGTTTAAGAAGGAGGAGAAGTTGCAGAAGATCAAGGGTGAGATAGCAAAGTTGGGAGAGGAAGGTTTTGTGAAGGAATGGGGTGACTACTAAAATTAGTCATCAGAGGGATGGAATATATGGCAAATTAATTTTTTGTCATTTTTGTGTTCAAAATATAAAATCTTTAAACCATTTAAAGATTATTTAAAAATATCTTTATATGAAAATTCTATTATTAGGTCATAAGGGTTGGATTGGTAACCAAATTTATGAACTTTTAAAATCAATATCTGAAAATGAAATTATAACGACAGATATAAGAGTTGATAATTATAGTGAAATTGAAGATTTTATAATAAATGTTAAACCTAATAGAATTATATCAGTTATAGGAAGAACATATGGAGATAATATAAATTCAATTGATTATTTAGAGCAAAAAGGTAATTTAAAGATAAATATAAATGATAATCTTTATTCACCTCTTAATTTAGCATTTATTTCAAAAAAATTTAATATTCATTTAACATATATGGGAACAGGATGTATTTTTAATGGTTATGAAAAAGAATATTTAGAAAATGATGAACCTGATTTTTTTGGTTCTTCATATTCAATTGTTAAAGGTTTCACAGATAGAATTATGAAAAATTTTGATAATGTTTTAAATGTAAGAATAAGAATGCCAATTACAAATGATATTAATTCAAATAGAAATTTTATTAATAAAATTATTAATTATAAAAAAATTTGTAGTATGAATAATTCAATGACTGTTTTACCAGAATTATTACCATTATTAATAGATATGATAATTAAAAAAGAAATTGGAACAATAAATTTAGTTAATCCAGGTTATATATCACATAATGAAATTTTAGAATTATATAAAAAATTTAAAAATCCTGATTTTATATGGGAAAATATGACTATAGAAGAACAAAATAAACTTTTATTATCAGAACGTTCGAATAATATCTTAAATACAGAAAAATTACAAAAATTATATCCAAATGTTAAAGATATAAAAACATCAATAAAAGATTTATTTCTTAATATAAAATCATAATTATTTTTTAATTATTTAATATAATTGATAAAACATTTGAAACTTTATTATAATTATCTATATTTAATTTTTTAAAGAAAATACCTTTATTTTTAGTTAAATTAAAATAATCAATTTTATCTTGATTATCTTTTAATAAATCTAATGCATTTTTATTAGATGATAATATTTTCCAATTTATTTTATCTTGCCCCTCTAAAAGATTTTCTTTAAGTAGCTCAATTGCATTTTTATTCATAGATAAATAATCCCAATTTATTTTATCTTTATTTTTTTTAAGTATATCAATTGCATTTTTATTCATACATAAATTATCCCAATCAATTTTATCTAAATTATTTTCAATTAATTCAATTGCATTACTATTCATTGATAAAATGCTCCAATTAATTTTATCTGGATTTTCTTTTAATAATTCAATAGCATTTTTATTAGATGATAAATTATACCACGAAATTTTATGAGGATTGTTTTTAAGTAATTCAATTGCATTCTTATTAAATGATAATATATCCCAATCAATTTTATGTAGATTACTTTTAATTAAAGAAATAGCATTTTTATTTAAAGCAATATTATGCCAATTAATTTTATCTTGATGTTGAGTTAGAATATTAATAGCATTTGAATTAAATGACAATAAATTCCAATTAATTTTATCTAAATTATTTTTTAATAAATTAATAGCATTTTTATTACCTGATAATTTTGACCAATTAATGTAATAAATATATTCGTTTTCTAAATAATCAATACTATATTTATTTAATGCAAGTAAATGATTATGTAATCTATTTTTATTAATCCATTCTAATATTTCATATTTTTCCGTAATAATATATGATGCAATTATAGAACATACATCTGTATTCATTTATTTTTAAATATAAATATAAATAAATATTCATTTTTTATGAATTATAAAAATGAATAAATATTTTTAATATAAGTAAAAAAATGATAAATTTTTATTATTAAAATAATTAGGAATTTTAAAAAAGATTGCCTCAAAAACAATGTTTATGCTACACGACGAAGGTATTTGGTTTGAAGAAGAAGATCCAACAAGCGAATATTATAGACCTGAATGTTGCACGAATGTTTATTTGGATCACGCAAAAGGTAAATTTGATAAACTTTCAAAATTGTATCATGATGATCAATATGATTATTATGACGCGTTTGGAGATGATGATTATGACTTTTAAGTGAGTGGATTATATGACAAAAATATTGAAGTTTTTGTCATATAATTTTTGTTTTTTATTTTGAACAATAAATTTCTTTATATAAATTATCATAATAATCATTTTGTTGCCACCAGCCACCATAATAAACATTATCAATTGGATAAATATCATATGACATGACCCATAATCTTTCTTTAGTATTAATATCTTCAACTAAACAAGAATTATTAATAATTGTTATAATTTTAACTTGTGAATATTGTTTAATTGTTTTATGAAAATCGTGTTTAATCATAAATATTGTATTCTCAATAGATGTCATTATTATTATAATTAATTATATTATAAATAATAATCATTTTTTTTATATATAAAGCTTTTATTATTATTTTTAAATAATGTCTAATGATGAATTATTTCCAGTAATTTTATGTATAGCAAAATTAGAAAGTAATTATATAGAAGAATTTGTTAAATATCATTTGGCACTTGGATTTTCACATATTTTTATATATGATAATGAAGATATTCCAACATATAGAGAAATATTAAAAAACTATTCAGATAATTTAATAACAGTAATTCATTATCCAACAAAATACCAGCAAATGAATGCTTATTATCATTTTAAAAATAATATTTTATTTAAATCGAATATTACACATGTTGCATGTATAGATGTTGATGAATTTATTGTATTAAAACAACATAAAAATATTAAAGATTTTATTAATCAATTTATTATTGGTGATTGTCAAGGTATTGGTATGAATTGGCGATTTTTTGGATCATCTGGACTTAAAGAAGCAAATGTTAAAGAACCATTAACTAAACGTTTTAAATTATGTCAAAGAGATGGTAATATACATATTAAAACTTTATTTAAGAAAGATAATTTTATAGGTTTTAATACAATGCACGATGTATTTTTATCTAATGGTCATATAAAAAATACAAAAGGGCAAATAATAAAAGGTCCATTTAATCATAATATTGATTTAAATTATATTCAATTAAATCATTATAAATGCAAAACATTAGAAGAATTTAAATATATTAGAACAAGAGGACAAGCTGATAGATTTGTTATCGGACCAGATCCAGTTAAAGATTTTGTTCAATATGATTGTAATGATGTTGAAGATTTAACTGCTTATAATTTTTATTCACAATTATCTTAATATTTTTTAAAAAAAATGATTTTTATATTTATTTTAATTATTTAATAAAAAAATGTCAGATGAATTATTATTAAACATTAAACAATGTATTGAAAATAAAACAGATGATAAAAATGAATTAAAAAAAGCTATAAATAAATTAATAGATAAATTTTATAAGGTTAAAAGAGAACCAACTGAATATAATATTTTCATTAAAGAACAAATGCTATTATTAAAAGATAATAAAGAAATATTAGCAAAAGATAAAATGCAACATGTTGTTAATTTATGGAATGAAAAAAAAGCAGCATTATTAAAAGAAAAATATCCTGATAATAATGGTTTAAAATACAATTCAAGAGGTTATAGAAGGTCATTATAATGACAAAAAATTTTGTCATATATACAGATACTATTTACTTCCCACCTTTAGCGCCACCATATTTAGCTGCACCTCCTGTTTTTGCACCAAATTTAGCCTTAGGTTCAGGCTTTACTGGTTCAGGGACAACTACAACTTCTTCCGGAGCTTCTTCAGGAGCTTCTTCAGGAGCTTCTTCGGGTTCTTCGGGTTCTTCGGGAGCTTCTTCGGGTTCTTCAGGAGCTTCTTCAAAAGTATCTTCTTTTTTTGCCTTCCACAAATCAGCAACATACGCCATTTTTGCTTTTGCGGTCATACAATCTTCCTTGGACAAATCTTTCTCTTTATATTTGAGAACAGCCATTTGCTCTTTAAAGAAGATGTTATATGCAGTTGGTGCACGCTTAGGTTTATTTTCATCCACGGCAGCAGCACCATTTGCTTTTTTATCTTTCTTTAATTGCGTAAAATACTTTGTCGCAACAGCAGAAACTTCTTTTTTAGAAGGTTCATTTGTTTGTTCATCCATTAATTTCGCAAATCGAGCATAAAGCTTATCTTGATTCTCCATTATGATATAAAATATTTAGTAATAAGTAATTAATCATTTTTTTAAATAATTACTATTAAAACAAAACAAATTAATATATATATAAATAGTATAAAATATGCAAAGTAGTTCAGAAGAATATGATAAATCATCATTTAAACGTAGAACACATGTTGAAAAAAAAAGAATTCGCAAATTACCACCAAATATGATTAAATTAGATACACATCGATTATTAAAAACTACAATAGATTTAAATAATTTACAAAATAAAATATTAAATACACCTGAATATAATGACATCTTAAATAATATTATTAGCAATATAAATGCTATATTTGAAACAGCTAAACAATCAAATGCAGAAACTGAATATAATTATTTTATTGCTGGTGCAAGATCATGGAATAGATTTTTTAAAGATTTTTATGATTTAGATATATTATCACCTTATGAAAAATCATCAATGCATAATACCAATGCTGATTTATATTATTTTATAAATAATAAAGCATTAATTGATGAATCAATAAAAGAAAATATTAAATTATTATTAAAAAGTAAAATAACACCATTAGTTAATGCTATTAAAAAATATGTAGATTTAGAAGATAATACTAAAAATGTATATATAACTTTAGAAGAAGATACATGTTTGATTGATAAAAAATCATTGATAACATCAAAACGTTTATATTTAAAATTACATATAAGTGATTCAGTGCCAAAGAAAAAACAAACAAGAAAACCGATACAATCATCACAACAACAACATCAATTACATACACCAGTAGCAAAAACATTAACAGCAGCAGAAAAAAAAGCAGCAAAAATGGAAGCAGAAAGATTAGCTGCTTTAGAAGAAGAAAAAAAGAGAAAATCACAAATATCAGATAGAAAAAGTAGAGCAGCTAGAAGAAATAAACCATTATTAATGAACGGAGGAGGTGTAATAGAACAATTTTCAAAAGTAATATTATCAATTGATTTATATTATAGTACAACATCCTCATTTCAACAGGATAATTTATTAGTTAAAAATATAGGAAATTTAATTGAAAAAGATGAAATAAATGGTTTTAATTATTTAAATTTATTTGGATTATATATATTTTTACAATTAGGAATAAAGAAAATATATGTAGCAAAAGGTTATAATATTTTTAAAATACGTGAAATAATATTTGATAAATTGATATTATTTGGTGATTATAAAACACCAACATTAAAAAAAATAATAGAAGAATATTATGCGACATTTAATGGTACAATATTATTTGATAATTATTTTTATACAGATTTGCAAAAAATATATGCATTATCACATGAAAGTATAGCAACTGTTATAAATACAATGGAAATAACAATAATAGAAACATTAAGACGTTATATTAATAGAACAATTATAAATATTAATAAAGAAATAAGTGAATTAAATTCAGATATTGGGTTATTTGTAGTTGGTGGAGATGCATTAAGAAGATATAAAAACGATATATCAGTTACAAAAGATATTGATTGTAAGATTTATGTACCAAAGATTTTATTAACATCTAATTTAATAAATGGAATAAATACAATAATAATATCTGAATTAATAAAATTAGTATGTTATTTAATTGAAAATACAGATATAATATTTTCAGATATTCAATCAGAATTTGATGAAGATTTATATAAAATAAAATATGAATTATCAAATAGTGATCCAGATATTACAAATTTTAGATATAGACAAACATTTAAAGATCCATTTCCAGTTGATTTGTATTCATTAGATTATAGATGTAAAATTAATGTTGAAGTTAAAGATAATGCAAATCCAGATATGAATACTAAATTTTATTATAATTATGATATTGCATTTTTAGATGTAGTTTTAGAAATATTAAATAGTATTGATATATTTTATAATGATAATGCTATATTATCACACGAAATACCTATAAGTAAATTAGAATTTTTATTAAGAGATTTGAAAAATACTTATAATAGTGATACATCATCATTATTACGTTTTATAGGAGGTAAAATAACAAAAGATTATGATAGATATAATGCATTATTAGAATTAATTAAACAAAAAAAATTTATATATTCAACAGAACCATTGATTATAGAAAAAAAAGAAAGTCCTGATGATTCAAATTTATATGTATGTGAATATAGAAAAGCAGAAAAAGATGAAGAAGCAGCTGATATAAAAATACCAGTATTATTTGAAAAAAATCAGGATGAAGAAGCAATATATGCAAGATATGAATTAGATATTATATATGATTATTCTGATCCTAGTTCAGATTTTCATACATTTTATAGTAATATTTATAAGAAAATACCAATGTTTAAAAGAAAAAAAATGTTTAGTTATAATTTAAATGAAATAAGACAATTTGCAGGTGGTACTAAATTAGATAGAATATTATCAGATTCTAAAAAAGAAATAGAAGATTTAGAGATATCAGATAAATCTTTATGTGAAAAATATAATCAATATGAAGATGATATATCAAGAGATATTATTGATGACATTGGTGATAAACGAATATTATATAATAATGATATCAAACAAATAAATCAAGATAATTATATAAATAATTATGTACTCGATATTATGTCTCCTCATAATACTAAATTATCATCAAATGATAAACTTAGACAGGACTTATTTTATAGTAAAATTTCTAATATTATAAAATCCAAAAAAACAAAAAAACGCTCCTAGAAGGGTTCGAACCTTCGACCTAACGGTTAACAGCCGTTCGCTCTAACCAACTGAGCTATAAGAGCATATTTATATATAGAAAGTTATCTTTATATATATTTAATATATAAAAATAAAGGATATGATATAAAAAATGATTAAATTTTATTTTATTATAAAAATATGCAATCGAGAATGCAGTGTATTTCTGTTAATATGAATAAGGAAAAGAGAATTGTGTTGAATAACATCAAGATGATTGGTATTAATGAAGACGGTATCATTTATGGTGGTATGGTGAGAGATGAAATAATTGCTACACATTATAAATCATTATTTGATGAATTTGTAAAGCCAATGGAACCAAAACCATACAATCGATTTTGGGATAAAACTTTTCATCCAGAGAGCAACAAGCGACTGTTAATCCCTGAAGATATTGATATTTATTTCAAAACCAATGAACGCGCTACTAGTTTCATTCAAAAACTAACATCCTATGCTAATAATTTTGCTGGACGTGTATTAGTTCATGATGTTCCACGAACAAATAGTCTGTTCTATGTTCTAGGTGAAAACTTTGAACATAAAATAGTTAAGATGTCTTTCAGAATTGGGAGAACATTTTCATTTGGTGGGCATAAAATTGAGGTTAAAATGGATATCATTGTAAATACAATTGATACTGATATTGAGCCTCCTTTTAATGCAGCTGACTTTTCTTCAAATCTATTTCTGATGGCAAAAACGTCTTTGAATAGATATGAAATCCGATTGTCAAAAAACACTGGAACTCCAATTGATCAAATGTCATATCTATCTAAACGACGCGCAGAAATGCGTATCATTGAAAATATGATACAAGGAAAAATTGAATTTATTCGGAATATTGACTCAATCAATGCTGAATATATTAACGGACTTCGCATTATTAAGATGTTGTTAAAGACAGATGTTGAATATCAGATTACAAATCTTCTTTTTCGGGAAATTTCAGTTTCACATTGCTCGCAAAATTGCGATATCTGTCTGGAGATGATTAATGCAGATACACCAGGGTCTTTCGTAGAAATTCTGACAAATAAGCATGCAGTTAATGTTATGCATAAGAAATGTTTTATCGGATATTTTACAAAAGAAGTTGCAAAGAAGTATAGAAGTACTGAAACTGGTCAAATTGAATGCAGATGCACACGGCGGAATTCATTTAATTTCAAAGAGAGCTATCGGTTCTCGTCGTTGTGGAATTAAGTATCTCATTCTTATATAAAAGCAAAAATTAACTTTTTGTTTTTTTATTATTAAATTGTATTTGGGATTTTACATGTAGTTTTTCAATATTATTAAATTATTCAATTTTATCAAAAATACATCCTAATATATGGATTGAAAACAAAAATAAAGCAGCAAAACATTTAATGGCTTATTTGATTTTATATTGGGGATCAATGCGCTTTTTTGGTCTTATTTTTGATATAAAGAGCATAATAATATTTTCTTATATATTTGAGGGATTAGTATTTTTATGTGAATCATATTATTTTAATATGATGGATAAACAACAATCATTAATAATTGCAATATTATCATTTATAATAGCATTATTACTAATGATTATTAATTAATTAATTCAGCTACTCCATATCATCAGCATCACTATCATGATCACTATCATCAATATAATCAGCATCATCAATGTGATTTATTTCATCGGCTGTATAAAATTTGTCAATATCAATATCCTTAGAAATTTTAAATAATATATCTATATTATATAATAATTTATCAATTTTATCTTTATGTTGCTCTTTATAAATTGTAGCAAATTCATAACCAGTTTTTTTATTGAATAAATATTTTTCTTTAAATGAAATAAAATATTTTAAATATTTATAAATAATTGGTATTATAACATAATCAATTTTAAAATAATATTTAAGTTGTATATCACTAATTTTTTTTACTAATAAACTTTTATTAATATTAAAAATTTTATTCATTGTTCTAAACATATTTAAAGTTCTATAATTAATAGTTTTTTCAAAATATGATAATATATAAATAAGTAATCCTATATCTCCTAATATTTTTTCTTCGCTTTTTGGAATATTATGTGGTTCTTGTTTATCAAAAAAAGTTAAAAATTTAGCTTTATGATAATTACCTATTTCACTTTCAAATAAATCTTTATTAAATGTAAAATTATCAGGACCTTGACCTTTTAATTTATTATATAACTTTATTATTCTTATTCTATCAGCTCTTATTTTTTCTTTTTCCTCAGATGAAATGCGCGGTGGTGTTTTAGAACCTGCATTATAAAATATAGGTGATGATAATTTAGCTTTTTTTGATGGACGTCCTGGTCCTCTTTTTATACTAGAATCAACAGGAGCAGCAGGAGAAGCAGGAGCAGCAGGAGAAGCAGGAGCAGCAACAGGAGCAGCAGGAGAAATAGAACTTGGTTTTATTCCTTTTTTAGGACGTCCTGGTCCTCTTTTTATACTAGAAGCACCAGGAACAGGAGAAACAGGAACAGGAGAAACAGGAACAGGAGAAACAGGAACAGCTGGAGCAGAAGGAGGACCAGAACTTGGTTTTATTCCTTTTTTTTTACTAGAACCATAAGGAACATGTCGGTGTTGGTTACTTTTATTACGTGTTTTTATTTTTAAACTAAGTGGAAGAGATTCAAATAAAATTTTATTATTAATATTTGGATCAGAGTAATTTTTTCTTTTATTATATTCAATTTCTGCTATATCATTTATATTTTCTTTAGTTTTTCTTGTAAGATTATATAATAATTCTGAATAAGTTATAAATGGTTTATCCACTACACCGCATATTTCTAAAACATTTTTATTAGTATATAAATAAGTTAAAGCTTCTGTAATTTTTTCTATTTCTTTCTTAGTAGGTGATATTAATGGTGGGTGAGTAACTAATAAAATAAAAATATAAGGTAATATAACACTTGAATAATATATATATAACTCGTTTCTTAATTGCTGTGACTGTTCAAATTGAGAATAATATGTAACTCTATCAGGATCACTATCAAAAATAGCTTTATTTGCTGGAACTGATAAAAATGTTTCAAAATTTTTTTTTAATATTTGCATAAATTCAGTATCTGTTTCTCTATAAAATCGTTTTAAATAAACAATAACATCACTACCATCATTATTTATAACATCTAAATATTTTTTTAATAAATCTAGTCTTTCTTGAATATTTGCATAAATTAATTGATTATTAGCAAATTCAATTAATTTATTATCAAATATGCTAATAATTTTATTTTTATTTAAATGAGGATTTCTAACAATTTGATTAAAATTATCAAAAAAATTTTTAATATTTTTATTATTATTATCAAAAACTCTTTTAATTGATGTTTTTGATGGTTGATCTTTAATTTTGTTAAAATATGTAGTTGTATATGTATCTAAATTAGCAAATTTATCATCACATAATAAATTTATATAAGTTTCATTTAACTCTGCGATATCAATAATAATTTGTTGACATTGTTCAATAGTTAGAACATCATTCTTAATATTATTAATTTTTTCATAATCTTGTGTAAATGTTTCTAATACTTTACTATTATTAAATTTTTCTGGAATATGAGTTTTATTAGATTGATTAAAATGATTTATTATATCTTTTGTTGTTGGTTCAATTTCATTATCAATTTTTTCTTTTAATTTTTTTATTGCGTCCTGTATTAAATCATTATTTGATTTATTCGCAAAATAATACTCTTGAAAATTTTTTAAAGAAATTGAAGATACTCTATATAATAAATTAAATTTATTATAAGTTGGTTGCTTCCAATCTCTAAATCTTTCAATTGTTATAAGATCTTCTTCTGTACGAACGCCATCATTTTCAAATTTTAGTTCAAATTCATATGCTTCTTTATCTAATCTAATATATTCGTCATAGTTAATATTATTAACTATATTTGTGTTATCTAATTCAATAATTGAATATAAATATATATATACATATGATCTAAGATATAAATATTTTAAAAATATTTTATATATTTCCATATTAAAATTTTCAATAGTAATTATTTCATTTTTACTATTACTTGTAATCAGATTATGTTTCATAAATAATACTCCTGAAAATAATTTATGGAATGATTTAAAAACATGTGATGTAAATATAGATAATTCAATATTTTCCATAAAAACATCAAAAGTTAAAATAAATTTATTTCTATGCAATGATAAAATAGATTTTTTCTTAATAGTAGAAACATTAGTTAATATTTTATATTCAATTGGAAATATAGTTTTAACATTATTTGTTAAAATAGAACGAACAGCAGCTAATCTATCACCTGTAACAAAAAAACATTCTTTTTTTTGTGTTTTCATTTTATCATTATATTTTGAACAAAATAAAACTTGTCCCCAATCACCTGATTTTTTTAAATCAAATAATATTCCAATAATTTCATGAATAACTTTATTAAAGATTTTAGGATCTAGTGCACTAAGAGGAGTAGTTATATTGGCATTACAATAATATAAATATGCTATCATATGATGAAGTATAGCTTTTCTATGGTCGTCTATTGATAAATCGGCATCTAGATCAATATTTAAAAATTCTTCCATTTTTTTTTGTCGGTCAGATTGAGGTTCTTTTAATATATTAATTAATTTTTCTATAAATTCTTTTAATATTTCAATAGAATTAAATGAACTACCTTTATATTCAATATATGTACAATTTAAAGTATCATTTAATTTACTATTTATATAAAAATAAGTACTATTTTGTGTTGATCTTAAAAGTGGATTTTCAGATAATATTGTTCTTTTTTCACTTCTTAATGGATCTGATGTTAAACGAGTATTTAATTTTTGAATATGAATATATTTACCAGAAACCATTTTTTGATAATTAAATAATTTAAATATTATACATGGATAATAAATATTTGATATATCATCTTTTTTTATAGCAAATCCAATATATTTATTATTCTCTTTTTTTATAGCAAAATTATAATCATTTTTATAATTATCTGCGGTATCTTCATAATTAAAAATTTCATCCGTAATAGAATTATATAATTTCATAGTAGTATCATCAGCTATTCTAATTTCATTTGATACATGTGGATCAAATGCATTTTCAAAAGGATATAATTGTTCTCCTAATTTATCATATAACCCATGATGTCTATCATGTAATGTATCAAATTTTTCATATAATTTAACATCAGTATCAAATAAATATTTATAATTTTGCTGTTGAGTACTATCAAATCTATAAAATTTTCTAATGTAATCAATAATTGTATCATGAATACCATTAACAGTAATTGCAATTTCTTCTGACTTAGTAATATTTAATTCTTCATAAGCAACTAATTTATCTTGTAGATCATTAATATCAATAAATGCTAGATTATTAAATTTTTCACTTGAATTAAAATATTCAGGTAATTTTGTTCCAGAAACATGTCTAATACAATTAAGAAGAATATCTTCTTCAAATGATTTATTATTTTGAAATAAATTAATCATTTCATCTTTTTCATCCTGGTCTTTAATTTTATCAGCAATTAAAGTATTTCCAATATCATTAATATAATTACTCATTAATGTTGATTTTTTTGCAAAATCATGTTTACTATCTAATATTGATAATATTGATAAAAAATTATTACCAGAAGTATTTAATTTACTTCCGCCATATAATTTTTTATGAGAACTACTACTTGATTTTTTACCTTCACTTTTTTCAATAATAGGTGATAATTTATTTTTAAATTTAAATTTAGAATTATAAAGTTTATTTATAACATTGAGTATATTATCTTTATTTTCACTAAAAAAATAATCTACACTTGTATCTTCTATTAATTTACTAATAAATAATCTACTTTTAACTTGTGATAATGATATAAATTTAATATTTTTAACATCATTTTTTGTTATTTTTTCAGTATTTAATAAATTTATAGTATGTTCATATGTATTTTTTTTATCATTAAAATTAAATTTTTTATCTTTATTATGTTTAGTATTTTCAAATTTAAGTAAATTATATTTAAAATAATTATAATAAAAAGATTTAGGCATTTTTAATTTATTTTGCGGTGATTGCTGTTTTTGAGGTGATTGCTGTTTTTGAGGTGATTGCTGTTTTTGCGGTGATTGCTGTTTTTGAGGTGATTGCTGTTTTTGGGTTGATTGCTGTTTTTGAGGTGATTGTAGTTTTTGAGGTGTTTTATTTTGCGGTGATTGCAGTTTTTGAGGTGTTTTATTTTGAGTTGATTGTAGTTTTTGAGGTGTTTTATTGCGAGTTGATTGTAGTTTTTGAGGTGTTTTATTTTGCGGTGATTGCAGTTTTTGAGGTGTTTTATTTTGAGTTGATTGCAGTTTTTGAGGTGTTTTATTTTGAGTTGATATTTGATTTTGATCATATAATCTAGCTATATTAGGTTTATCTATATCAATTATATTGTCATCTTTTTTATTTATAGTTGTCATTCTATTATTATTTAAGGTTATTAATAAAGTATTATTCCGTTTTCTTAGTCTAAAATAATATGAATTACTACTAATAGAATATTAAGAATGGAATGATATTATAAAGCTAATAGTTTATGTTTTGATGGTGAAGGTATTGTATTACTTTCAAATAATACATTTATACAAGTTAAAGAATTAAAAAAGGGTGATAAATTATTTAATATGAATAATCAATTATGTATTATTGAATGTGTTATTAAGCAAAATATAAATGCAGAGATAGATGTTTGTTCAGTTAATGATATGTTAATATCTCCTTATCATCCTATATTTTTATTTAATAAATGGGTATTTCCATCAACTGAATTTAAAATTCAAAAACGATTTATAACAAGTTTTTATAATATAGTACTAAATACAAATGATACAATTATTATTAATTTTATTCTAGTAATTACATTAGGACATAATTTAAATACAAATCTTATAACAAGACATGACTATTTTGGAAGTTCTAAAATTAGAAATGATTTAAAATTAGTCAAAGGTTATAATGAAGGTTTTATTGATTGTAAAATAATAAAAACAATTAGATGTCCAGAAACAAATAATGTTAAAAAAATAAATATTATATTTGAAAATCAAGATAATACCACAACTCAAGATAATAGTCAAACGCAGGATAATACCACAACTCAAGATAATACCACAACGCAAGATAATACATCAACTCAAGATAATAGTCAAACGCAAGATAATACCACAACTCAAGATAATACCACAACGCAAGATAATACATCAACTCAAGATAATACCACAACTCAAGATAATACCACAACTCAAGATAATAGTCAAACGCAAGATAATACCACAACTCAAGATAATACCACAACTCAATATAATACATCAACTCAAGATAATACCACAACTCAAGATAATACCACAACTTAAGATAATAATCAAACTCAATATAATACTTAAAATATTTAAAAACAAAAATAAATTTGTTTATATATTGTGATATTAATGATATCTTCTTTCACCCTGACTTTCTCTATAATTAGAGAATTCGGGTTTTATTTTTTTTTTTGCATCCTGCCATACATGATCTAATATATATGAATTTTTATTATCTCTCGAAGTATCACTATTTGCATATAATTGCCTTAATTTTCCTTTAATTTGTGAGCGTGAATAATGAGATGGTAATGTATTTTTATATTTTTCAACATTTGCATTCACAAAACGTTCTTGATCTTGTACATATCTACTATCACCACCTCCCATTTTTATAATTACTTTATAAATAATGATATCATTTTTTTATAATTTTACTTTTATATTTAAATAAAAATATTTATAATAAATAAGATTATAACAAAAATTGTAATATAAAATTGTCTGGTTTTAATATTAATTATTTCATTATTTATTTCACAATAATTATTATTAATAATTATATTTTTGCTATTATTAATATCATTACTATTATAAATATAATCAATACAACTACATAATTTATTTATGTGTTTTTCGTGAGCTTTTAATGTATTTTCAATTTCATAATATTTATTTTCAATTTTCATAAGTTTTTTATTTGTAATATGTAAATCATTATAAATATTTTTAGTTATTTTTTCTTGTTTAATTTTAAATTTTAATGCTTTATAAAAAATATTTATATATAAAATTAAATCATTAATACAGTTAATATTATTATTATTATTAAATGGTTTTACTAAATTACAATAAATTTTATTGTTATTAAAATGATAAGAAATATTATTATTTTTAAAAATGGGGTTTATATTATCTGCAATTTTTATGGCATCATGTAATTTTTGCTCTCTAAAATTATAAAATTTATCTTTATCTTCTTGATTTAAATTGGATAAATAAATACTATCTGCTATATTTGGATTATTATAAAGAGCATTATTAGATATATAATACATTTCATTAATCATATCATCAATTGTAATTTTATGATTTAAAAATATAATTGAATTATCATTAACTTTAACTTTAACTGGCATTTAATAATAACTTTAAAAAATATAATTGAATTATTTTTTAACTACAAAAAAGCCAAAAATAATAATTGACTTTATATATTTTTTTCATATTTCACACACGGCGAACATCTGAAGGATAAATGCGAATTGATAAATAACTGGTGTGGTCAGTAGTCATTTCAGACAGTTCGCAATATCTTTTTTTGAAAATGAAAGAAACAATTTCTTTATTATGACATCCCCAATTGTCTGGATATGTTTGAAAATCACTGAATTTACTGAAATGTGGTCCTGTCCAATATTTAATCGAATTAATATATTCATCAGGGATTGTACGACAATCTTTTTCTTCAGTGCTATATTCAATAATCTCATCGCACTTAACAGAATAGTCAAGATTAGCCAAGAAGTATAATATGTATCTCATTTTTTTCTGTATTTTTTAAACTAAAACCAAATCATTTTTTAATAATACAAAAATATATTCAAACAAATAAATAATTATTAAAAATAAACAATTTTATCTTCATCAATTTTTTCTTTAATGAAATTAATAACATCTGCATACATATTTTCAGGTATTAATATATTTTGTTGTTTAATACTATCAAATACATAAGGACCTTTATAATCAACTTTTTCATTATTATTTATTTCTTCAATAATATCATCAAAATCATTAATATCAGTTGCATTATTTTCATTAAATTTCTTAATTGCTGTAATTTTATTTTTTGATTTAAGGGGTGCTAATTTATCAATGATATTAATTAAATCAATATCTTTATTAGCTAATGGTAATAATTCAATAGCAATTGACACATTAATTTTAGTTTTATCATTAGCATCAAGTTTTTCTAAAACTTCAATTGGTAAATCTTTAATTCTCAAATATTTTTTAATAGTAGCTTTTGATATTTTAACTAAAGATTTAATTTTATCATAATCATTTGCATAATTATCATATAATTTTGAAAATGATTTAACTTTATCACAATTTGATAAATTATTTTTTTGAAGATTTTCAATTAAACTTAATTCTTCTGCTTTTTCATCATTAGCAACAATAATATTACAAGGAATTGTATGTTTATTTAACTCCTTCATAGCTAAATATCGTCTTTGTCCTGCGATAATTTCATATTTGTCATCATCATCTTTTCTAACTGTAATAGGATTAATTAAACCATTGATATCAATACTATTTGATAATTCAGTAATTTCATTAATATTAGTTTTTCTAACATTAATATCAGATATATATAATTTATCAACATTAATATTATCAATATTCATTTTAAATAAAAATATTGATAAATAAAAATAATCATTTTTTTAAAAAAAACTTGCAATACCATCAAATAATGCATCTCCTGCTGCAAATCCAATACCTGCACCCATACCAGCACCAACGTTATCCATAAAAGTATTTCCATTATTATGACCATAATGACCATTATTGGGACCATAATGACCATAATGACCATTATTAGGACCATAATGACCATAATGACCATTGTTAATTAATACATCAGGTGGATGTTGTCCTTGTTTTAATTTTTGATTCATATATTGGATATATTCTTCTTTTGATATTTGTATAACTTCTTTATTATTATTGTTTAATATGGGTTTTAAATTATTAGAAGTGATACCACCTTTTTTTTTATTAATTCTTGATTTAAAATCAGCAAAAGTTATATATTTATTTTTAGTAAATATTTTATTTCCATATTTATCAATTCTATATTGACTAGCTAAAAAACCATCAGGTATTTTATCACCATCAACATCAATTGGTTCAATTATATAAAATAATTTTTTTGCCTTCATCTTATTTTATGAAAATATAATATTTAATTTTTTTAGTAATTTATTAATATCAATATTTTTCTTATGTAATAAATGAGCAAAATCTGATTTTTTGCTAATAATAACTCTTGGTAATTTTTCAAAATCTAATTTTTTATTTTTAATTTCATTAATAACTTTATTAGATATTAAAATATTTTTATTAATTTTTTTATTATTAATGTCAATAATATCATCAATTATTGATTTTAATTTATTATGTGATAAAAAAATATTTTTATTATAAATAATTAAATTTTTTTTAATATTTAATTTACATTGACGAACTAATACACCATCTGGTATATTATCCGATGTAATATCTAAATCTTCAATAAAATAATAATATTTAGGAGACATTTCTATTTAAAGAAAATATTATTTATGTTAAAATCTTTATTATATGAATTATAACTCCAATCAATATTTATAATTAATTTTATAGACATTAAGTTAATAATGATACTATAACGTTATCAATTAATTTATTATTATTTTTAAGTTGAAAAATTGTTTTATTATTGGATAATTTAGTCCAATCAATTTTATCTGGATTTTCTTTTAATAATTCAAGAATTTGCAAATTTTCATTAGATTGCAGTGCAAACCAATCAATTTTATTTATATTATTTTTTAATAATTCATACGCTCCAGGATTTGTGGATAAGATTTTCCAGTCAATTTTATGTTGATTTTTTTTAAGTAGTGAAATAGCATTTACATTTGATGATAAATTTGACCAATTAATTTTATCTTGATTTTCATATAATAATTCAATAGCATATTTATTATATGATAATGTTTCCCAAACTATTTTATCAAAATTTTTCTTTAAAAAAATAATATCAGTACAATTATAACATAATAAGTACCATTCGATTTCATAATAATAATTTTTTAATATAAATAATGCATTAGGATTTTTAGATAATAAACATTTATTAATTTTATCTAAATTTTCTGATATAATATTAATTGCATTTGAATTTTCAGATATCATAATCCAATTAATTTTATCAGGATTTTCTTTTAATAATTCAATTGCGCCTGGATTTGTTGATATAATAGACCAATGAATTTTATTTATATTATTTCTTAATAATTCGATTGCATTTGGATTTAAAGATAATAATCCCCAATTAATATATTCCTGATTATTAGTTAATAATTCAATTGCATTTTCATTATTTGATAAAGAGTTCCAATCTATTTTTGATTTATCTAACCAATCTAATAATTGATATTTAGAATTATGTAAATATTTAGATATAATTGAACATATATCATTATTTAATTTAGGTAATGACATTTGTATTCAAATCAAATAAAAAATAAATCATTTTTTAAAAATAATATTTGTATTATTTTTAGTAATAACAGGTAAAAAATGAAAGATTAATTAATAATAATAATTAGGAGGATAAAAATGGAATTCATCTGTAATCATATCAAGAAAGTTCGCGCACCATACACGAATGAAGATTTGAATTACCAAGTGATGGAATGTGGTACCGAAATGAACATGTCAATCAATGATTTGAGAAAAATAATGAACAGGAAGATAGGTAAAACTATTAGGAATGTCAAAGTTTATCCAGAAAATTGGTGTGTGCAGCGAAAGACAATCATTTCGTTCAGATACAGGAATTTGCAATGCGAGGTTTTGGAACATTTTGGAACACAGAGAGATTATCTGTGTGTTCGGATTAATCCGATTACTTCAATAAAGTAGATGTCTGTATATATAAAAGCCAAATTAACTTTTGGTTTTTTGGTCTTTAATATTAAATTATATAAACATTTTATTTTAATTAATAATTAATGAAATTATTAAATTGGATTGATATAAAAAAATTAAATTGGGTTGAATTATCAAAAAACGAGAATGCTATTTCTTTATTAATTGAAAATCCAGACAAAATTAATTGGCTTAAATTATCCTTAAATCCAAATGCTATTTCTCTGCTTAAGAAAAATTCTGATAAAATTCATTGGAATGCATTATCAACAAATCCAAATGCAATTGAGCTACTTAAGGAAAATCCAGATAAAATTGATTGGTCAGGATTATCTTTAAATAAAAATGCAATTGAGCTACTTAAGGAAAATCCCGATAAAATTGATTGGGAATTATTATCAGCTAATATAAATGGGATTGAGTTATTAGAAGATAATCTTGATAAATTAGATGATTGGTCTAGTTTATCATTAAATTTAAATGCAATTGAGCTACTTAAAGAAAATCCTGATAAGATTGATTGGGAAATCTTAAATTTAAATAAAAATGCAATTGAGCTATTAAAAGAAAATCCAGATAAAATTGATTGGGATTTTTTGTCATCAAATTCGAGTGCAATTGAATTATTAAAAGAAAATCCAGATAAAATAAATTGGAGTTCATTATCAAATAATGAAAAAGCAATTGAATTATTAAAAGAAAATCCAGATAAAATTGATTGGATAATATTATCTACAAAACCAGAAGCTATTGAATTATTAAAAGAAAATCAGGATAAAATTAATTGGACAGCATTATCAAAAAACACTGCCATCTTTGAATACTAAAAAAATGATTTAAAGCTTTATTAAAATTATCTTTAAATGCTATTACCAAAATTATTAGATTGGATTTATAAAACTAAATTGAATTATTAAAAAAAATCAGGATAAAAAATAATATTTTCTTTATTATTTATATTATCTATACCATAAATTGTTGCATTTATGAAAAACTCACTCCATAATTTTATACTACCACCTTTACATATTTCAATTTCTAATATATTTTTTATTATTAAATAAACTTTGATAAAGGTCTAAATATGAATGAACAGTATTTTTATTTTTTTTATCATTTTCAATAATATCATACAAATTCATAATTTAAATAATAAAGATGATTAAAAAATGATTTATGTTTTTTATAAATTTATAAGAAAAATGCAATTGCCAAAATTGAATAATGATATTTGTTCTGTCATATCTAAATATTTAATTATTAAAGAATATAAATTATTAGATTGGATAAATATATTAGAATTAAAATTTAACCATTATTTATCTTCAAATATAAATGCAATAGATTTCTTAAGAAAAAATAAAGATATTATAAATTGGAATTTATTATCATATAATCCAAATGCAATTGAACTTTTGCAGGAGAATTTAGATAAAATTGATTGGAACTTATTATCATATAATAAAAATGCAATTAAAATAATAAAAGAAAATCCTAATAAAATTAATTGGTTATATTTATCATCAAATCCAAATGCAATTGAAATATTAATAGAAAATCCTGATAAAATTGATTGGAATAATTTATCAGGAAATCCAAATGCAATTGAACTTTTAAGAGAAAATCCAAATAAAATTGATTGGGATATGTTATCAGTAAATCCAAATGCTATATCAATATTAAAAGAAAATTTTAATGATATTAATTGGGAATTATTATCATCTAATATAAATGCAATTGAATTATTAAGAGAATATCCTGATAATATTCATTGGGATTATTTATCATCAAATGATAATCCAAATGCAATTCAATTATTAAGAGAATATCCTGATAAAATCGATTGGTATTGGCTATCATCAAATCCAAATGCAATTGAATTATTAAAAGAAAATCCTGATAAAATTGATTGGTATAGACTTTCTTTAAATCCAAATGCAATTAATTTATTAAGAGAAAATAAAGATAAGATTAATTGGTTTAATCTATCATCAAATCCAGGTGCAATTGAATTATTAAAAGAAAATCCTGATAAAATTAACTATACAATGTTATCAAAAAATAAATCAATATTTATTTTACATGATAATACAAAAAATATTGAAAATAAAAAAAAGATATTAGATATATTATTTTCATAAAATAAAAATTGATTATTATTATTTTTTTTTAATTATTATATTTAATGTCAAAACTTAATAATGATATTTGTCATGTTATTGCAAAATTTTTACTTAAACCCAAATATAAATTTGTAGATTGGATTGATAATGATAATATTGATTATAGATATTTATCATCTAATAAACATCCATCTGCTATTAAATTATTAATAGAAAATCAGACTATGATTAAATGGGAATGGCTATCAATAAATAAGAATGCTATTTCTCTACTTAAAGAAAATGTTGATAAAATTGATTGGGGTTTATTATCATATAATTCAAATGCAATTGAAATAATTAAAGAAAATCTTGATAAAATTTGTTGGATTGCATTGTCTAGCAATAAAAATGCGATAGAATTATTAAAGGCAAATCCAGATAAAATAAATTGGCATTGGTTATCTAAAAATGAAAATGCGATAGAATTATTAAAGGCAAATCCAGATAAAATAAGTTGGATGTTATTATCTTCAAATAAAAATGCAATTGAATTATTGAGAGAAAATCCAGATAAAATTAACTGGCATTGGTTATCTAAAAATAAGAATGCTATTTCTCTTCTTAGAGAAAATCAGGATAAAATTAATTGGAAAGCATTATCTTCAAATAAAAATGGAATTGAATTATTACGAGAAAATCCAGATAAAATTGATTGGTTTAATCTTTGTTTAAACCCAAATGCAATAGAATTAATAAAAGAAAATTTGGATAATATCAGATTTCATTGTTATGACATACAAATGTTATATGCAAATACATCAATATTTGAATTAGATCATAATAAAAATAAATTAAAAATTGAACAAATAAATAGAAATTTAAATTTAGCATTATCATAATTTATAAAAAATGATAATTAATATTATTTTTTGTATATCATATAAACAATGAATACAGATATATGCGAGATTATTTCACATCATATTTATAAACCATCATATAAATTATTAGATTGGATTAATATTAATAAATTAAATTGGTATAATCTTTCATCAAATCCAAATGCTATTTCTATACTAAAGGAAAATCCAGATAAAATTGATTGGATGGTTTTAACAATGAATGTAAATGGTATTTCTCTACTTAAGGAAAATCCAGATAAAATTCGTTGGAATTTATTATCATCAAATCCAAATGGTATTTCTCTACTTAAGGAAAATCCGGATAAAATTTGTTGGAATATATTATTATCATCAAATCCGAATGCGATAGAATTATTGAAAGATAATGTTGATAAGATTGATTGGGGTCATTTATCAAAAAATCCAAATGCGATTAAATTACTTAAAGCAAATCCAGATAAAATTGATTGGATGTATTTGACAATGAATTCAAATGCACAGGAACTTATTAAAGAAAATCTTGATAAGATTAGTTGGTTATTATTATCGTCTAATATGAATAAGGAAATTATTGAATTAATAATTAAAAATAACTTAGATAAAATTACATGGTATGAATTATCTAAAAATGAAAATGCTATTGAAATTTTAAAAGAAAATATTGATAAAATTAATTGGACAGGATTATCATCAAATACTAATCCATATGCAATTGAAATACTTAAAGAAAATACTGATAAAATTGATTGGCATGCATTATCAAGAAATCCAAATGCAATTGAAATACTTAAAGAAAATCTAGATAAAATTGATTGGAAAGCATTATCAAGAAATCCAAATGCTATTTCTCTACTTAAGGAAAATCCAGATAAAATTAATTGGAATGGATTATCATCAAATCCATCAATATTTATTTTAGATAATAATGAAAAAATAAAATTAGATATTCAAAAAGTTGTTGAAATCATATTAAATTAATATTTTAATTTTTTTGAATTATATAAAGATTTATTATAATAACTTAATTACATGGATAAATACAACTGGATGTCATTAAATCCTATTCAAAATAAAAAAAGAAAACAGCTTATTAATAGTGATGATGATAATGATGATGAAACAACTCCATCAATTACACCTATTATTCAAAAATTAATAGGTAGTAAATTATATTGTCATTGTAATCATATTTATTTTAATAGTGATATTGATACATCAAGTGCATTTAATTTAAATAAAGAATTAAGAAATATGGAAAATAAATTAAAATCAACATCTGCATTATTAAATATTGAGCCATTACCAATTTATTTACATTTAACAACAAATGGTGGTTCAATTCATTCTGCTTTTAGCATAATTGATTGTATGAATAGTTTAACATTACCAATTTATACAGTTATTGATGGATATGTTGCATCAGCAGGAACTATAATTAGTGTTTGTGGAACTAAACGTTATATTGGCAAAAATGCATATATGTTAATTCATGAATTACGTTCAGGAGTATGGGGTAAAATGACTTATATTGAGGAAGAAGTTAGTAATTTTAAAAAAGTTCAAGAACATTTAATGGAAATTTATGTTGATAAGACATCATTAACACAAAAAAAATTAATAAAAATTTTAAAAAAGGATATGGAATGGAATGCAGAAGAGGCAATTAATTTTGGTTTAGTTGATGATATATATCAATTAAAAATTTAAGTTTTATTATTAAAAAAATTGATTTATTTTTGTTTATTGTTCATTATAATTATGAACAAATTTTATGATGATTGGATTAGTAGAAAACAATATTGGTTTTTGCAAAATGATGAAAATGATAAATATTTATCAGAAACATATGGATATTTAATAGATGATTATTCATATGATGTTAAACCAATATTAGGAATATTAATATATGATCAATTAACAAGACATTATTATAGAAATGAATATAATAATCATATATTAGTTTATTTTAATAATAAAGCATTAGAAATTGCAAATAAACATAAAACCGAATTATTTATAAAAAATTTGAATATAAATGATTGGAGTTTTTATATGTTAGTTTATAGACATTCTAATATAAGAGAAAATTTATTATTTGTAATGAATGAATGTTGGAAATTAACATCAGAAATCCCTAAGAATTTTATTAAAGCTACATATACAAGAGCAAATTTTAAAGAAGAATTAGAATATTATAATTATCCAATCGAATTTAATAGAAATATTTTAGATAATAATCCATTAATTGATATAGAAAAAAAACAATTATATAAAATTGGTAGATTTGAGAAGATAAATGCAAATATAATAATAATAAGTTTATCAGGAGGTGTTGATTCAGTTGTATGTTTATATAATATTCGTAATTATTATAAAGAAAATGTAAATATAAAAATAGTTGCAATTCATATTAATTATAATAATCGCCAAGAAGTTGAAGATGAAGTTAAATTTTTAAGTTGCTTATGTTTTCATTTAGATATTGAATTATATGTTAGAAAAATTAGTGAAATTAATAGACATAAATGTATGATAAATGATTTAAGGGATATATATGAGGCATATACGAAAAAGGTTAGATTTAATTCATATAAAAAATTACAGGAGGGATATGAAAAGTCAGTTGTAATATTAGGACATAATAAAGATGATTGTTTTGAGAATATATTAACAAATATAGCTTATAATAATAAATATGAAAATTTAATTGGTGTTGAATATAAATCATTAATAGATAATATTACTTTTATACGTCCATTAATTGATATATCTAAGAATGATATATATAAATTTGCAAATGAACATAATTTACCATATTTAAAAAATAGCACACCAGAATGGTGTCAAAGAGGTAAAATAAGAAATAAAGTAGTACCAATATTAGAAAAATGGGATAAACGAATAATAGATGGTTTATTTAATTTAAGTAATATATTAAAAAATTATAATGAAATTTTGAATAAATCAATTGAAAAGTTTAGGATAACAGAAGTTGGAGAAATTGCAACATTAAATTTATCAGAATTATATTGGAAATATGGTATACATAAATTATTTAATTTATATATATCAAATAAATCACTAAAATCATTAATAGAACGTTTAGAATTATGGAAAAATAATTATAAAAAAATAGATATTAATAAAAAAACAACAATAATAATAAATAAGAATATTAATATGATTATAATTAAACGTATAAATAATAATTATGAATATTTATTAACAAAAAATGATTAATTATTAATTTTATTTTTGTATTTTATGACTACAACTAATGGTATTATTGAGGTATATGATATGATAAATTATATTAAACAATATATATTAAAAAATGATATACCAAATTATGCTATTTTTTCATATTTTAAATATGATAACTTATTAATTATTATTTTAAATGGTTTGTGTGGAAGAGGATTTATAGAAAATGATATAATATATTTAAATTTTTATAAAATTTTCATAATAAATAATAATAATGATAATTATGAAATATTTATAGAATTTAATGATTTAACTGAACCAAAAGGACCAATATAAAAAAATGATATAATGTTATTATGAATATTTCTTTCATAATAATAACAATGAAGAAAATTGAAAGTATTCATAATAAAACCAAAATAATTCAAAATGATGAATTACCATATAATGCAAATAATATTATGTTAAATGATGATGATTTAGTAAAATTTTTAAATAATAATGGATTATCAGATGTTAAATATAATAATATTAATTTATATAGAACTGCGTTTATTCATAAATCTTATTGTACAATGAAAAATGCAGATTTTGCAACAGGTAATATGAATTGTCCTAAAAATTGTATAGCATTACAAGATATGTCATATGAAAGATTAGAATTTTTAGGGGATGCAATATTGAATATGGTTGTCGCTAATTATCTTTATTTTCGTTTTCCGGATCAAAACGAGGGATTTTTATCAAAAATTCGGACTAGAATAGTTAATGGTAAAATGTTAGGATTTTTATCAAATGAAATTGGATTTTCAAGATTTGCAATAATATCAAAACAAGTTGAAGATGCAAATGGACGAAATAATTATAAAATAATGGAAGATATATTTGAGGCTTTTATAGGTGCGTTATATACAGATTTTCAAAATCCAGAAGATAGTGTTATTATGCCTAAAAATATAAAATTAATGCCATTAACAGGTGCTGGTTATTATATTGCTGAAAAATGGATAATATATATAATAGAAAATTATATTGATTTTAGTGAATTAATAATACAGAAAACAAATTACAAAGATATGTTAGTATCATATATGCAACATTCAATTCAAGATACACCTAAATTCTGTGAATTAGGTATAATTACAAAAGATTGTGTTAAAATATTTAATTATAGTGTTAAAAATAGATTAGGTGATACAATTGCAACTGCAACAGGATTTTCTAAAAAAGATGCAGAAAATAATGTAAGTAAAGAAGCATTAATTTATTATGGACAAATAACAACAATAGAATAATTTTTTAAATTATTATAATATAGATAATGTCTTCGTTAAATAATTTACCAGTATATTCACCGCAACAGCAACAACAAGTATATCAACCACCACCATTAACACAAGAACAATTAAGCGAAATGGCAAATTACTATAATCAGATATATCAAAAATTATTTCAAATATTATATACAGAATATGGTAAGAAATATATAGATGGTTTAAATTTATTTCAATTAGCTCAATCATCAAATGAAATACCAAAAGATAAAATTAATAATATTTTTAAACATTTATTACGTTATACATATAGTGCAACAGCTTCTGAAATAGCTAACCATCAAGAAATAAATGCACAATTAAAAGAAATTAAAGAAACATTATCAAAATTAATTAAACAAGAAATACCAAAAGTAGCAGAAAAAGTACCCGAATAAAAATAACATAATAATTATTATGTTATTTTTTTTTTAATATATAAACAGTTAATAAAAATTATTTATATATAAATATAAATGGATTATACGAGAATACAAATTGAATCAATTGGTATTGGATTATCTAACATTTATAATTTAGATTTAACACGAGATAATTTTATAAGAACTTATTTAGCAGTTGGTGATATTTTTAATAGTAGTCATAATGTTGCATTAGATACTAATAATTTAAATCATATACATAATTTAGTAGTTACTGATAAGACAGTTGGTGTTAATACATCTAGGAATAAAATTTTATCATTAGCAAATAAATCTTTAATAGTTGAAGGTAATATACATTGTTTAGGTACTATAACAGCAGATAGTATATTATTATCAAATGATATAGATATATTAAAATTATCAACGAATATTAAAAGTTTTAATCAAGTATTAAATAGATTATCATCACATTTATTATTTTATTCTGTAAAAGATTATTTGCAAGATAATATATATACAACACAAAATTTAACATTAGGAACAATAACTAATGCTGATAATAATACAAATCCATTAAAAATATCAAGACATTGTAATAATAATATAAGTAATATTCAATTTGTTATTCAAAATAATGATGGTACTAATGATAGTCCAACCAGATTTAGTTGTGGTATAATTGGAGGAGTAAATAATTCACCATTTCATATAATTACATCAAAAAATATGCCATTACATTTTAATATTAGTAAAACATATTCTGAAATAGATAATTTATATATCAAAGATAATGATAGAGCAAATACACCTGATTATACATCATATCAATTACCATCATTGGTAATTGATACAACAGGTTCAGTATTAATAAATTTAGATAAATTGTCTATATCTGATAAAATAAGTTATGATTATTATTATTATAATAATACAGCTGGATATATTACGATTACTAATAAAGAAGAATATGCAAATTTACATATACATGGAAGTGTATATGCTGATAATATAATTATTTATGATTATATGTCAAAACAACCAAAATCATTAGATAGTTTATATATGAGACAGGGAACAGGAATAACATTAAATGCAAATCAAATAAGGGGAGGTGATTTTAATAAGGATGAATTTAGATTTAATTCAAATGTTTATATTGGAATAAATGAAAATAAATATAACTTAATGATATATGGTAATTCAGAAATAACAGATAATTTAAATGTTAATAAAAATTTAACAGCAACTAATTTAAATATTAATAATGATTTAATAGTTTCAGGAACAGGAATATGTGATTTTAATAATTCTTGTCAGTTTTCAGGTTCTGCAACTTTTGCATCATTAAATTGTGATAATACTATAATAACCAAATCTATAAATGTAACTGATACTATTTATTATAAAGGAACTTCAATAGACAATATAGTTGGAATTGGAACAACATCACCATCACAATTTACAGCAATATCAGAAACAATACTTGATGATATTACATTAGCTAATTATATTAATGTTGGAGGACAAACAACAAATATATCAGATGCTAATTATAATAGTGATATTATAAATATTTATAAACATAAAAATACGCAAAAAAATCAATATGAATTATATTTACATGATACAACAATAACTCCACATGGATCATCTGCATATATTGGACATACAATATTAAACACATTAGATAATAAATTGGATAATAGTTTAGTATTTTTAACACAATTAAATACAATGTGGAATAATATATATTTTTATGCAGGTAAAAATAAAACAAAAATAAATGATACAGCTCCTAATTTAGGAATATTTGAAAATAATAAAATTGGAATAAATACAATTAGACCAATTAAAACACTTGATATAAATGGTGATATAATTACATCAAATTATTATATCAGAGAAAATAATATAGAATATGAATGTGATATGATAATAAAGAAAAATAACTATAATTATTTATCACATTTAAATATTAATAATGAAAATGGAATAAATAGAAAACAATTAAATGTTAAAGGCGGGATTAATTCATATGAAGGATATTATGAAGGTGCTAATAAATTATGTTCAATTAAATATTTAAATTCAAATGATGCAATAATAGAGAATGCAAATATTGGTTTAGGTGTTCAATTTGAAGATCCTAAAATAACAATACCATTAAAAGTTCAAAATACAAATATTAATAATAAAAAGATTAATAATAGTGTAATTAGTTTTTATAGATCATCAGATAATTCAATATATTCAGGTATTGAATTTTGCGATGATTCAACAAATTTAAGTTATGTATCTAAAAATAAATGGTATATTTACAAAAATCATATTACAGATGATACAAATTATGCAGGACCATTACAATTTGGATATATGAAAAATAGTTATAAACCTAAAAAATCTTGTATAAATTTATATTATGATAATGATAAATATTATATAGATATAAATAATCCTATTACTTATGGAAATCCATCAGATTTTAATAAAAATAAAGAAGATTTGAGAATAACTGGGAATGTTAAAATAACAGGAGATATTGATATAGATGGTTCAATAAATATTAAAGGAAATTATAAATTCAATGATAATAATATTTTATTTTCGCCAAATCCAGTTGAAACAATAATAAACAAGATTTATTCATTAGGAAATAATATATATTATTTTGATACAATTTTATCTCCAAATCATCCAAAAAAAATATCATTTGCAAATAGTAATTTTGCATATAATACATATATAAATATATTAGATGATGCACAGAATATTAATATAGAAATACATACTAAATATTCTAGTAATAATTATATATTAACATCAAATAATTATGAATTAAATAAAACATTATTAACTAATATTAATGATTATAATAGTTATATTATAACAACTTCAAATAATACTAGCAATTATTTGACATATATTAATAATTTTTCATCAAATATTAATGATGCTTATACTTCAAATAATGATTTACTTATTTATTATTTATTTAATACTTCTCCTGGTAATTTATCTCCAGATGATCCTTTAAATATAAATTCTAATATTTTGCGTGTAAATGCTTTTAGTAATTTAAATTATTCATATAGTAATTATAAATTATCATCTAATATTTATAATACAATCTATGATTATTATTTAAGCACTAAAAATTCATCCAATACTTCTTTAAATTTAATAAATACATCAATATCAGATATACTATTATTATCAAGAACAACATTAAATTCAATGAAAACTGATTATGCAAATATAATATATAATTCAGATATTAATATTATAACTAAATATGGTTATAGTAATTTATATTATTCATCAAATATATATACAAATGCATTATTATATTATAATAATATATCAAATATAGTAATTGAAAATCCAAGTAGTTCAATAATATCAATAGCTAATACAACAAAAATATTTTTATATGATGAATATATTATTTCTAGTAATTATTATTATAATTTTATTAATGATACAATAAATATTGGTAATTATGGAAGTATTATACAAGAAAATGCAAATTTTTCATCAAATAATGATATTAATTTAACATTATTAATGAATAATTTAAAAACTTATTATAATTCTTATAATAATATTAATAATATTATAACTCCAATTAATAGAAATATAAATATTACAAGTAATTTATTAGTTATAGATACAAATAAGACAAATAATATATATCAAGCATTAACAATACCAGAAAAGAGTTATTTAAATAGTGCATTTATTAATAGTAATATAGCTTATAGTAATTATACATTAATTTCAAATATATCTAAAGATTTTAATATACACTTATCAAATATTGATAATATTTATAAAAATTCAAATGTAGTTAATAATTATACATTAATTGCAAATAATTTAAAAATAAATATAAATGATAATTACAATACAAATTATGTATTATTCAGCACATATTATCATGAAATATCATCAGCTCCATTTATTGATTTATATTCAAATTCATCAAATAATAAAAATTATTCAATAGCAACTTATAATATATCATCAAATATTTATAGTAATCTTAATTATATTAATACTTATATTAATAGTTATATACCAAGTGCTAGTAATTATAAAACTTTAACTAGTAATTATTTAACAAATTCAATAAATATTTATAATAATTTAAGTAATATTTATAAAAATCAAAATCATCTTATAGATATTGCAAATATACTAATAACAGGTAATAATAATAAAATAGTAGCATCAAATATTTATATATCATCAAGTAATTATTATAATTATATATCAAATATAAATATAATTACATCAAATTTTGCAATAATGTCATCAAATGATATGATATCATCATCTAATATTTATGTAATTTGTAATAATTTTTTTGATAATAATAATATAGATACAAATGAAATAAAAACAAATTTATTAATAACTAATAAAAATAATGCATCAAATATAGATAAAAATATTTCACATATTTATGAAAATTTGATTGATAATTATCCATTATTATATTCAGAATTAAATACTAATAATTATAATATTAATTCAAATCTTTCTTTTAATAATATAATATTAACAAATAAAATAGTTAATGCAATAAATACAAATATTAATACATATTTAGAACAATCAAGTATAAATAAAGATAATGCAATAAATCTTGATTTACAAATATCAGCATTTAATCCAGATTATAGTTCAAATTTATTATATTATGTGAATGATTCTGAAATAATGGCTGGGATAAATACAACTTATAATTATATTAATAATTTAAAATCAACTATTGATAATTTTAAAATAGATATAATAAATATTTGTTTGAGTTATAATTATATATTTGAATTAGATGAAGATTTAAATGATATTTATATTACAACAATAGAAAATATAGAATATAATATAAATTTATTAATAGAAATCAGAACAGATATTGTATATATATCTGAAAATATAGTAGATAAACAAATATTATTAGAATATATATTACATATTACAAATAAATATATAAATTTTATAAATAATTCATATAGTTTATCAAATACATTATCAATATTTGTTGAAGCTTTAGCTAATTATATAGATATTTATATTAATACTTCATTATCATTAATTCCATTATTAAATTTTATGATTGAATATGCAAATACACATTTAAATTTAACTTGGACTGATATATCTCAACAAATAGTATTATTTGCAAGTTTATCATATTCTATAAATTCATCAATAAAATCAATTACACCAATAAGCACAGCAGGACAAAATACAGATGTTTTAATAATAGGTAATAATATTAAACTATATCCAACAAGAACATTAATAATTGGACATGATAATAATCATTCAAGATGGTTAGAATCAATAAATGATGTAGACACAAATTCAGCTGTTTATATATATAATAATAATTATAATAGTTGTGCAAGTAGTTTTAATTGTAGATCAAAAACATTTATATCATCAAGTGGAGAATTATCATTAAAATCATCAGCATCAATAGATATAAATTTAATAGATACATTAAAAGAAACATCGGATTTTAATGTATCAATAATAGATGGTGTATCATTAAAAATATCACATATATTTCATAGAGATAATTTTTATACAATAACTCCATCAATAAATAATTCATTATTTGAAATAACAAGGAAGAATTTAGAAAACAAACCTTATTTTTCGTGTTATACAACATCAAATGATATTAATATAATGAATATAGGTGGTGGTAAATTTTATGATAATAATAATTGTATAAACGAAGATACCATAGTTCATATAAATGATGATACTGCTTATAATTTGCTAAAACTAACAAATAATTCGACAAATCCTATATTAGTAGGATTTTCGCAAAATGATAATATTAATAATTGGCAATTATCTGTATCAAATAATTTTAATTTTAATTTTAATTCACAAAATATTTTTAGTATAACATCAAATGGAGTTGCAATTAATTCAAGTATTAATGAAAATGCTAGTATTTTTGTTAATAGTTTTAATAATAAATCAGCATTAGAATTACAAAATAATTATGTATCATCATCACCATTAATAGTAAATAGTAATATTCAAGTAAATGATAAATTAGGTGTAATATATAATGAAACAGGAATTTATTATTCTAATTTAGATAATATAAATACAGATTATGAATTATCAACAACAAATTTTTATTATTCATCAAATATTACATTAGATGATATAACATATCGATTTAATAATGTAGTTGTAAATTATAATAATATTACTCCTAGTTTTAATTTTGATTATATTGATGAAGAAAATACAATTGATTTAATGCCTAAATTAGAATTAAATGATGTAAAAATTAGTTATAATTATGAACCTAATATAAATTATATTATTACAACAATAACACCTTTCATAGATCATGATATTACAATTAACTATAAAATACCAAAAACACCATACGATATACAACCTTCTGTTACTACAACTGATGTTACTACAACTGATGTAGAAAATGCAGTATTACCTGAATATGTAGTTGCTAATTCTGATACTACAAAAGTATTATTAACAGTTTTTACATTAGGAATAACAGTTCAGACTACAGATATAAATACAATATTAAAAACTTATGAAATTAATGGAATAAATATTAGAAATTATATTAAATTTAATCAATATGCGTCATTTATATTACCATCATTAAATATTACATTATCAAATTATAAATATAATTTGATAAGATTGAATAATGTAGTGCCTACAAGTTTATATAATGGTAATTTTGTAAATACTATAACAAAAACAACAATAAATGATATAATAACAATAGAAAATAGAGTTGATTATTTAAGATCAATTACAGGAATATCATCAAATTTACAAAATCCATATATAGAGAGTAAATTAAAAGTATATCCAGTAAAAATAAAGAATGTATTATATAATATCCCTATAAATATTATAATAAAAGATACATATTATAAATATGAACATTGTGAATTATTAGTAGAATATGTTAAAACAACAGCTAAATTACCATTAATAAAACAAAGAAATATTTATAATAATACACATAATATTTATAGTTTTACAGATGATTATGAGATATATTTAAATGATACAAAATTATTAAATATAAATTCACAAGGAACATTAAAAACAAGAGGAAATATAGAAACTAATAATATATATTTAAAAGGTGATATATATAATAGTGATGGTTCATCATTATATGATAATATATTATCATTAATGAATAATATATCATCATCAACAAATTTTGAATTAAATACAAGAAATATAATATTAAATCCGGCAGTAGGATTTAGAGATAGTTATAAAGGAGGAATATTAATAAATGGAAATAATATTAATAATAGAAATAATAATTTATTTCAGATAAATAATTTTTCAGATAATGATAATTTTATAACATTAAATTCTTGTACAGCTAATTCATATATACATTTTAATAATAAAATAACAAAAAATACAGATGGTAATAATATAAATTATAATTCAATATATAAAATAGGATTAGAAAATGAGAGTTTTGGAATATGGAAATATAATTTAAATGCATATGATAATAATTTATTTATAGATACAAATATTACTAATAATTATGTAAATGCATTAGAAATAAATTATAATGATGGTTTTAAGTTATATTTTAATGGAGAACTTTTATCAACATCTGATGCAAGACTTAAAACTAATATACGAGTTATTGATAATGCCTTAAATAAATTATGTACATTAGAAGGAATAACATATGAATTGATTGGAAGTACTGGAACATCAAAAAGACAAACAGGAATAATAGCACAGCAAGTTAATGAGATATTGCCTGAGGCTGTTTCAATAAATAATGATGGATATTATAATATAGCATATGGAAATTTGGCGGGATTGATAATAGAATCAATAAAAGAATTAAAAACTGAAATAAATTCAATAAAAACTAGATTAGATAATATGATTTAAATTATTTTCTTTTAATATTAAGAACTTGTAATATTTTATTATAAGTTTTATTATCATATGGATATTTACCAGCTTCAATTTTTGAAATAAAATCAGATTGAATAACTGGACTTATTTTTTTGGATAATTCTTTTTGTGATAAATTAGCAGCTTCTCTTGCTTGTTTAATAATATTTATTTTTTCAAGTGGATAATAAATAATAGGTGTTATTTCATCATTATCTTTTTTAATATCAATATGAATATTTGATTTAGATTGTTGAGATGCAAATGATTGTTGTTGTTTTTTTTTATTTAAAACAACAGGTTCAAAATCTTGATAAACTTTATAATTATTATTCATTTTTATTATTAAAATAATAATAAAATATTATTATATATTTTTATTCGGAACAACTTTTAAATGGATATAAACATTAGATATATATTACAAATAAATAAAATGACAACAACTAAACAAATTATCGATAAATTTGTATCATCTGTCGATGTTTCTAATTCATATTCAGTTGCAGAATTAGTTAAATTACTAAAAGATGCACATAAATCAAATAAAAATACTGATAAAAATGGTGTAGATAAACCTAAAAAAGCACCATCACTTTATAATCTTTTTATTAAAGATCAAATGGCACTTCTTAAAAATGATGGATGTAATCCAAAAGAAAGAATGAAAAAAGCAACAGAAGAATGGAAAAAACAAAAAGCTTCTGATGCTGCTTCAGTTGTATCAGAAGAAGCTAAATAATTATTTTTTAATTTCAATTATTTTTGACTAGTTCTTAAAGTATTACGAACTTTCATAATAGCTAATCCAAGACGATTAGTTCCTCTCCAATTTTCAATAGAAGTATTAAGAGTATCAGAAATATTCATACCATTACCCCAAATTGAATCATATGGAGAACATTCAACATATATTTTACCACCACTATTTAATAATTTTTGTTTTAATTCAGGATTTTGAGTAAATTTAGCATAATTTGCATTATAAACGATATCATCTACGACTTCATTCCATTTATCAGCATCAAAATTTTTAACATTTCTACCAATTTTTTTATGTTCTTTAGGATCATATGAATTCATAATAAGTTTTTCAGAATTAACATCACCGAAAAATCTTGCTTTTTCAGCCATCATATACTTTTCACAACAATTATATTCTTTATCATCAATAATAAAGGGTGAAATATACCATTGTGAGGGATACTTAGATTTAAAATAAATACCATCATCATTTTCAAAGAACTTTTCATTGTGAAATTCAGTTGTCATTTTTGTTTTTAATATAATAAATAAAAAAATCATTTTTTTTAAATTTATAATAATAAAAAATGATTTTTTAAAATTCATTATTAATGAATAATGACTACTGTTAATAAAGAAAAATTAACAAAATTAGAATTAATTGATAGTATAAATATGCATTATTTACGAAAAGGTATTTTATGTGAAAACTTACATAAAATATCAAAAATAAAGTTATTGGAACTTTATGTAGATAATAAAATTGAATATGTTAATAAAGAACAATTAAAAAAGGCAATAATAGAAACAGAAAAATATAATCATTTAAGAGATATTATTCATTGTAATTTTATTAAATATGAAAATATACCATATGATTTAATTGCAAATATTAAATCCGATACATCAATTGAAGACTTAGAAAAAATAATTGAAAAATATAATTTAAAATATGAGGAATCATTTGCTAATATTAAAGAATTAGTTTTTAATTTATATAAATCTTATATAAAATATTGTAAAAAATCTTCAATTAAAAATGAATGTATTTATATTACTCTTCCTAGTATTGCAAAAGTATTTAAAGATATGATTTAAATCCCCTTAAATACTTTTATAAATAATGATATTAACTAAAATGGATAATATATTTTTAAACATTTGTTTTTGTAATATGATAACAAATATATTATTATTTTTTTATAAAGATATTAAAAAAATGAATATAACATTTAGAATTATTAGATTAAAATAATGAGTAAAACAACAATTATTAATAAAGGTACTGGCGCTGGTGGTGCAAAAACAAATTATTATGGTAAAAAATTTGAAGAAAAGACTAATAATCAAAAAAGACTAATAAAAAATGGATATATTATTAATAATTTTAAAGAAACCTCAAAAAAACAATATGATTATTTATCAAAAACTTACGAAGATAAAACAATTATATTTGTATTACAACATGGACTAAAAATATATATGAAAAATAAATATAATATTGATTTATTTAGATGCCCTGATGAAGCATTTATTATTGAATATAATTCAGGTAAAAAAGTAATATATATATATTAGAAAAAAAAAGAACAAAATGTTGAAGGTTCAGTTGAAACTAAATTATGGTCTGGACCATCACTAAAACGAGAATATGAATTAGTATTAGGTGAAGATTTTGAGGTATTTTATGGATTATGTGTAAGTAATTTTCTAAAAACTAAATTTATTTCAAAAAATCCAAAATATATAATATTGAATACAATATTAAATGAAAATAATATTAAAGTTTTATTTGGAGATGATGATAATTATTTTGAAACATTTGATTTGTGGATTAATAATTCTTTATAATAACTTCTTTTGTCTTTGATTCTGGATTTTTAGAATTAATTGCTCTTTTACATAAAATTGATGATATATTATATTTTTGATTTGTAAAGTTTTCATTAACTAATCTTACATCTGAATTACTTAACATTATTTTTTTATTTGTTTCTGTTAAATTATGTATTAAATTAAATAAATTTATATGATTTTCTATTTTAAATCCATTTTTGGTATATCCTACAAATGAAGTTTCTGTTTCAGGTGCATATGGTGGGTCTAAATATATGAAATCATTTTGTTCTGTTAATGATAATGATATATTAAAATCGCAACATTCAAATATTACATTTTGAATTAAATGATGTATTTCTTCTAAATGTTCTTTATTTATAATTTCGGGATTTTTATAATGTCCGAATGGAACATTAAATCCATTTGGACCAACTCTAAATACACCTCTAAAACAAGTTTTATTTAAAAATATAAACATTGCAGAACATAATATACTTTTTTTATCACTTAATTTATTATATTCACTTCTTATCCAATAATAATAATTTTCTTTTGCTATTTTTGCTTCTGTTATATTTAATGGTATTCTATTTATTTTACCATCATCACATTCATTAAAATCTTTAATAATAGTTTGCAAGATATCATATAATTCATTATGATACATTTGAATATTTTTATAAAGATAAATTAATGGTTCATTTAAATCATATGCATATATATTATTTTCAATTTTTATAATACCATTTTTAATATAAGATAATAAAGTTAATAAAACACTACCACCTCCTAAAAATATTTCACGATAATTATTCATTTTAACTGGAAAATCCATAATAAGTTTATCCATTATTTGAGTTTTACCACCAACCCATTTTAAAATAGGTTTAGGGATATTTATTTTTTTAGTCAAAACATCTTTAACAACTTTATTTTCATTTTCATTTTCATTTTCATTTTCATTTTCATTTTCATTATCCATTTTAAAATATATATAATCTAACATAAAAAAATCATTTTTTAAATATCTTTAAATGTTTTTATAAATAATTTAGATGTTTCTTTTGTATCAATAATAGGTTTTGGATAATTAATATTTGTGTATTGTTTTGTTTCCCAATTTAAAATTATTTTATTTGATATATTTTTTAATTCAGGTATCCATTTTTTTATATATTCACAATCTTTATCAAATTTTTTCATTTGCAATGTTGGTGAAAATATTCTAAAATAAGGTTGACTATCTGTTCCAGTTGATGCACACCATTGCCATCCACCATTATTTGAAGATGGATCATAATCAACTAATGATTTTGCAAAATGTTCTTCTCCTTTTCTCCAATCAATTAATAAATTTTTAACTAAGAATGATGCAACAACCATTCGACATCTATTATGCATCCATCCAGATATTTTTAATTGTCTCATAGCAGCATCTATTAACGGAAAACCTGTTAATCCATTTTTCCATTTTTCTAATAAATCATTATTATTATTCCATTTAATATTTTGATATTTTTTAATAAAAGATTGTCCATTTAATACATATGGAAAATAATTTGTTATTATTGCATAAAAATCGTGCCAATATAATTCTCTAATTATTCCATGTGTTATAGGTAATATATAATATATTTCTCGAATACTTAAACAGCCAAATTTAATATATGCACTTAATTTAGTTGTTTTATCTAAAAATGGATAATCTCTTTCATTATCATAATTATTAAATTTACCAGATTTAAGTTTTTGTAATATAATTAATGCATTTTTTCTACCTCCATTAACTAAAATAAATTTATTTACTGTTGGTCTTATAGAATTAAGAGAAGATAATAATAATGATTTATCATCTTTAATAAAATTAAAAGTTTTATTTGTTATCAATGATCTTGGTTTTTTTAAAATACTTTTTTTATAAAATGGTGTAAATTTTAAATAAGGTTCTTTATTATCTTTCATTATTTCTCCAATATTATGTAAAGTATAATCTTCTGCTGTAATAATTTCTATTTTTTTATTTCTAGCCCATAAATTAATTTCATTATCTCTTTTTTTTGCGTATGGTGTATAATCTTTATTATAAGAAATAACATCAAACTTAAATTTTTTATATAATTGATCTAAAATATTAATTTCATTATCTGTATAATAATAATTCATAAAATCTAATTCATCTAAACTTTCAAATAAAAATTGTGCTGCATTTTTAGAATAATATTTATTTTCATTTTCATCTATTTGTTTTTTGTTAAATATAAATATAGGTAATATTTCTGATTTTGGATATTTATTTTTAACCATATTTAATGCAGTATTATCATATGTTCGCAAATCTCTTCTAAATATAAATAAAGTTTTCATATATTATATATATTATTATGAAACAATTATTATCTTTCGATATTGGCATTAAAAATATGGCATATTGTTTTGCTATTATTAATGATAATGATAATGATAATGATAATGATAATGATAATAATAATGACTTAATAATAAAAGCTATTGATAAGATTGATTTAAATTGCAATAAAAATAATATTCAGAATATTATTGATAATACAATTGAATTTTTAGATGATTTAATGATTAAATTAAATCTTGAAAATACAACAGATAAATTAATAATATTAATTGAATGTCAAATGACTTCTATAATGCGAACAATTCAAACTTGTATAAATACATATTTTAAATTAATTGGTAAGCATTTAAATATAGATATTGATACTATTTATGTATCACCTAAACATAAATTAAAAATAATGGATAAATATAGTGATATTGTATTATCAAATAAATATAAACAAAATAAATTAGATGCTATTTATTATGCATCACATTTATTAAAAACTGTATATAAAAATGATGAGATTTTAAGAATAATAAATTCTCATAAAAAAAAAGATGATTTATGTGATACATTTTTAATGTGTGTTTATTATCATATTCAATTAAATAAATAAATATTTATATATTATAGATGGCGACAAAAGAACAAAAAATTGAAAAAGCAGATACAATATTATCATTTATAATTTTAATATTTTTATTAATATGGATTATAGGAGGTATTATTGCTTTCATTGCAAGTATGATGTGTTTAGGTTATAATTCACCAATAAAAGATAAAATATTAGGTGTAGTTTTTAGTATTATAGCTGGTCCATTTTATTGGATATATTATGTTTATAATATTAATTATTGCAACTCTAATCAATATTATTATTAATATATTATTAATATATAGATTATTAATAATATGAGTACTACTACACTAGCACCAATTCAATTAAAATTTGAGGAAACACCAGAAGAAACTTATACTTATAGTGAATATGATATGTTAAAATCAGTTGTAGGTGAAGTAAGAGCGCCATTAATTTTTTCAATATATAGTATTGTAAATAGTTCATTTTATGCAATATGGATATCGTTATTTATTTTAATTTGGATAATATCTGGATTTGCGGCATTTATAGCTTCGTTTATATGTTTATTTTATAATTCATCATTTGGAGATAAAATAGCTGGATTAGTTATGGCATTATTTGCTGGTCCATTTTATTGGTTATTTTATATTTATAACAGTAATTATTGTAATAAATATATTAGTTATGGGTATTAAAAATCTTTAATTATTTGCAATTAAAGTTAATTGTTTTATTACATTACTGTTAAAATCAGTAATTTTATTTGCATCTATAACTTTTGCTAAATTAAGCCAAAATTTATCTAATAAATATTTCTTATTATTTTTATTAACTTCTTTACATTTCTTATATAACCATTTATATAATTTCATTTTATTTGTAATGCTACAATTATCTTTATTATATGGACATATCATTCCTCTTCCTAGATCATTTTGCATTTTATCAGGTAATTCTTGATAAATTTCGCAAAATGATGTATAATTGTAAGGTTTGCATTGTATTTGAACGTGTTTAAAATCAGTATATACATCACTATCATCAATAATAATAATTTCAGGATTTTTTGGTTTAATTTTATTCAATAAAGGATCAATAGATTTTGTATAAGATTGTAATTTTTTATTTTTAAATTCTTTACATTCTTCTCTTGTGAAAATAGGTCTATTTAATTTAATATTATTTTCTTTTTCTATTAATTTTATTTGTATATTTGCCCAATCTTTACTAGATGCAGTATATACATAAAAATATACATCATTTTTATATAATTCGCGCATTTTATTTATAAAATATATGAAATAAGGACGAACTAATTTTGATTTTTCATTATAATATTGTGATAATATTTTATTAATATTTATTAATTGTTTGCTATTATTCATTATTTTAGAAATATTATATAATTGTAATTGATAACTGCAATCTCCTATTATTGTACTATCCAAATCAATAATAAAAACATATTTTTTCATTATTATCTGTTTAATATTTAGAGAATATTAAATGTTAAAAAATAAAAAATTAACAGAAAAAGAAATTTGTGATAAATGGATTTTAGATAAAACTATTAATCCAGAAACAAAACGTAAAATTAAAGAAAATGGCGAAGTATATAAGAAATTATTAAAAAAATGTTCCTTAAATAAAAAAGAAAAAGAAATTTGTGATAAATGGCTTTTAGATAAAACTATTAATCCAGAAACAAAACGTAAAATTAAAGAAAATGGCGAAGTATATAAGAAACTTGAAAAATTATGTTCCTTAAATCAAAAAGAAAAAAAAGAAGTTAAATCAAATTCAGAAGAAAAGAAAATAAATGCAATTAAGAAAATACATAAATTATTTATTCCATATGTTAAGAGGATATCTATAAATATTATTGATCGTGTTAATTATTTTACAATAATGAAAAAATACATGTTATCTATAAAAGAAACAAAAAATTGTGTTAGATTATATAATATAGATGAAAAGACTAAGAAACCAATATATAGAGTTGGAAATAGAATTATATTAGATAAACAAATTGGTTCAGATAGTGTATTTGGAATTGTATTTTTATCACATTTTAAAACAAATATTAAATATGGAACTAAATTTGATAGATTAAATAAATTTGCAGTTAAAATAACAAATCAAACTAAAGAAAATAAAAATGAGGTTAAAGTTCTTGAAGATTTAACAAAACAAGTTATTGATTTTAAATGTCCGCATTTTCCTATTTCATATGGTCATTTAAGATGTAATAACTCGCGTGCAAAAAGTGATAATTTAGATGATTATTCAATAGTTAAAGATAAACATAATAAGAAAAAATTATTTCCAAAATTGGTAAATAAAAATAAATCATTATTAATACAAATAAATGAATTAGCTGCAGGTGATTTAGACAATTATTTAAATTCAAATAAAAATAAAAATATATCAAATACAATTGTGCAATTAATATTATCAATTATGTTTTTTAATGATTTTACAAAATCATATCATACAGACCTTCATGCAGGTAATTTTCTTTATCATATAGTTAAACCAGGTGGATATTTTCATTATAATATTTATGGTGAAGACTATTATTTGGAAAATCAAGGATATTTATGGGTAATATGGGATTTTGGATTAATTAAACCATTTACTGAAAATAATAAATATGGACCAACTAATTATGATTATAGAATAAATTTTGATTATGATTATATATTAGATGCAATACAAAATTATGATCATATATTAACATCTGATGATAGCGTATTGAGACACCAATTAGCAAATATAATTTATAGATACAATAAAATAAAAGATTATAAATTATTGAGAAATATTAATAAAGAACTCTTAAGTCATCTAATTAAAAATGTTATATCATTTACATCTATAAAACCATCAAATATTATTAATAAAACACCTTATACAATCGGAAGTAAATCTTCAATAAAACCATCATATTTTAAAAATATGCTTACTTATATGACATTTGGATATACTAAGTAATAAAAACTTATTATATAATTAGAGAAAATGAATAAATTAACTCAAAAAGAAGTATGTGATAAATGGCTTTTAAATAAAACTATTAATCCAGAAACAAAACGCAAAATAAAAGAAAATGGACCTATATATAATAAATTATCAAAAAAATGTATTTTAAAAGAAAAATTAACTCAAAAAGAAATTTGCGATAAATGGCTTTTAGATAAAACTATTAATCCAGAAACAAAACGCAAAATTAAAGAAAATGGAACTATATATAATAAATTAGTTAAAAAATGTCCCTTAAATCAAAAAAATAAATCAATATTATCATCAAAAAGTTTAGAAAAATCAGAAACTAAAAAAAAGAATGCAATAAAAAAAATACATAAATTATTTATGCCATATATTAAACGAATTACAGCTAATATTATTGATCGCGTTAATTATTTTATAATAATTAAAAAATATTTATTATCAATAAAAGAAGCAAATAATTGTTTGAGATTATATAATATAGATGCAAAAACAAATAGACCAATTTATAGAATTGGTAATAAAATAATATTAGATAAACAAATTGGAACACGAAGTGTATATGGAATAGTATTTTTATCACATTTTAAATCAAATATAAAATATGGAACAAAATTTGATAAATTAAATAAATTTGCTGTTAAAATTACTGATCAATCAAAAGATAATCAAAAAGAAATTAAAATTTTAGAAACATTAACAAAAGCAGTTATAGAATTAAAATGTCCTCATTTTCCAATATCATATGGTTCATTGAGATGTAATAATTTACGGCATAAAAGTGATAATCCAGATGATTATTCTATAGTAAAAGATAAACATAAAAAAAGACATTATTTTCCAGAAATTATAAATAAAAATAAATCAATATTAATACAAATAAATGAATTAGCATCTGGTGATTTACATAGTTTATTATTACAACCTGTTAAATCTGATTTTCTTAATATTATTACACAAGTTTATTTATCAATGATGTTTTTCTATTATTATACAAATTCATATCATAATGATAGTCATTTTGGTAATTTTCTTTATCATAAGATTAAACCAGGTGGTTATTTTCATTATAATATTTATGGTAAGGATTATTATTTAGAAAATATAGGTTATTTATGGGTAGTATGGGATTTTGGATTTGCAACTCATTTTACAAAAAAGAAGAAAATAGGAAATACTATATTAAATACATTTATAAATTGTGATTATGATAAAATAATTAATGTAATTAATTATTATAAAAAATATATATCTTCAAATGAATATAATATTATAAAATTATTAGATAATGAAATTAAATTATATTATATATCTGATAATACAAAATTACAAGAATTAAATCAAAAATTATTAAATGTTTTTCTTTATAATATTCCATCTTTTACAAATATTAAACCATCGCAAATAATTAATAAAAACCCTTATATAATTAAATAAATACTTATTATATAATATTAGAGATAATAATGCAAAAAAATAAGTTATTAACAAAAGAATTATGTGAAAAATGGCTAGAAAATAAAAATAAAAATCCTACAAGTTTAAGAAAAATTAAAGAAACTGGTGCAATTTATAAGAGTTTAAAATCTAAATGTACTAAAATTTTAAATAAAAATTCAAAAAATATATGTGAGATATGGCTTAACAATAAAAATATTAATCCAGAAACATTGAGAAAAATTAAAGAAACAGGGACTATATATAAAAATTTATTAAAAAAATGTTCTTTAAATAAAAATAATGCAGCAAATAAAATACAAAAGATTTTTACACCGTTTATAAAAAGAGTTTCAGCTAATATTATTGATCGCATAAATTTTTTTTTAATAATTAGAAAATATATTACATCAATTAATAAAAAACATAAAAATATTTGTATGAGATTATATAAATATGATAAAACTACTAATTTACCTATTTATAGATTAGGTAATCATATAATATTAGATAATCAAATTGGATCTAAAAGTGCTTATGGTATTGTTTTTTTAGCACATTATGAAAAAGATATTAATAATCAAAATAATTTAAATAAATTAAATAAATTTGCAATTAAAATTATTAATTATTCAATTAATAATGAAATTGAATATAATGTTCTTACTGAGCTAACAAAACAAGTTATATTATTTAAATGTCCTCATTTTCCTATTACATATGGATTAATAAAATGCGATAATAAAAATATTAGAAGTAATTATGAAATTCCAATTTTAAATAAAATAAAAGAAACTGAAATTAATAAAACAAAAAATTATCCAAAATTAATAAATGATAATAATTCTCTATATTATCAAATTAATGAATTAGCATCAGGTGATTTTAATAAATATAGAGTTTATTATCGTAATAATTATGAATATTTATTAAATTCAATTGCTCAAATATATATTTCTATTATGTTTTTTCATAAATATATTAATGCATTTCATAATGATGCTCACGCTGGTAATTTTCTTTATCATAAAATTAAATCAGATGGTTATTTTCATTATAACATTTATGGTAAAGATTATTATTTAAAAAATATTGGCTTTTTATGGGTTATATGGGATTTTGGTTTAATACAACCTTTTTCAAATAGTAAAGTAATAAATAATGATAAATTTGGTAAATATAAAAAATCAATAAATATTTGCACTGATTATATTAAACCTATTGCTAAAATTTTAGAACATTCATATAATTTTAATCCAATAGTTATTAAATATTTAACATATATTATTAAGATATTAAATAAATATTCTAATACAACTAATATATTATCATTATCAAATTTAAATAAAGAATTATTAAAAGTTATGTGTGATAATATTTCAACTTTTACAACTATAAAACCTGAGAATATTATAAATAAAAAACCTTATATTATATAGAATAAATATGCAATATGAAAAAAAATGTAAACCTCCTATATGCGAATATTCAATTGCAAGACAAAAATGTATAAAACCTAATCCATATATACAATATAAATCACATTGTTCAAGAAATAATATACCATTTTCTAAATGTATTAATAATTATAATGCTAATAAAGAATATGCCTCATATAAATCATGTGATTATTATAAAGAATATTTACGTAATAATGAAGAAAAAATGAAAAAATTAATAATAGAAGGTCCTAAAAAAGTTGGAAGACCTAAGAAAATTAAAGAACCAAAAGAACCAAAAGAACCTAAAAAAACAGTAAAAGAACCTAAAAAACCTAAAGAACCTAAAAAAACAGTAAAAGAACCTAAAAAAACAGTAAAAGAACCTAAAAAAACAGTAAAAGAACCTAAAAAAACAGTAAAAGAACCTAAAAAAACAGTAAAAGAACCTAAAGAACCTAAGAAAACAAGAGGAAGACCGCGTAAAATACTATTACCAGAAATAATTGTTAAAAGACCAACAAGTTCATCAATATTTGCATTATCTGAATCAATTGTTAAAAAACCAACAAGTTCATCAATATTTGCATTATCTACTCCAAGTTTAAAAACCAGATTATCTAGTTCTACATTTAATTTAAGTAAAAGTAATAGTAGTGATAAATCTTTTAAATCATTTCAATCAGAAAATACTCAACCAATTTTAAAAAGAAAATCATCATCATCTTATAGCAGTATTACAACACCATCATCAGTATCATCTTTATCTAATAAATCAAATTTAAAATTATCTTCATCAACTAAATCAACACCTAAAATTAGAACTATAACATCAAGTAATATAGATGATGATATATTAAATATTCAAATTAAAAATAAAGAAGTTAAAAATAAAGTTAAAGCTTTAATAAAAAAAAACAAAATGTTAATTAATAGTTCTGAAAACAAAAAAAATATAGGTAAATTTATATTACCTTTAATGCAAATCAATAGAATGTCAAATATTCAATATAGAATTAGATATTATAAAATTTTAAATAAATATATTGAATCAAGAAAAAAATATAATGATAATTGTTTAAGATTATATAAATATATTGATAGTTATCCAATTTATAGAATTGGTAATCGTATAATATTAGATAAACAAATTGGTTCAGATAGTAAATATGGTTCTGTATTTTTATCACATTATAGATTAACTAATAAAAAATTTGGAAAATTATTTACATTTGCTACAAAAATTAATAATGGATTAGATAGTCGTAATATAAATGAATATACTGTATTAAAAGATTTAACAAATTGTGTTATTAAACAAGAATGTCCTCATTTTCCAATGTCTTTTGGAAAATTAGAATGTACTAAACAAAATATTAGAGAATTAAGTAGTGTATATTTAAGTGATAGATCACCATCATTTATAAGACAAAATTCATCATCATTTAAATCACTATTAGATAATATGCCTAAAAATATTCAAAATAAGCAAAATTTACTAATTACTTTAAATGAATTAGCTGAAAATGATCTTGAATATTTTATAAAATTATATCATAGAGATGATATATTTATTTGGAATTCATTAGTTCAAGTAATATTATCATTAATGTTTTTTCATAAATATATTAATGCTTATCATCGTGATTCACATAATGGTAATTTTTTATATCACAAAACAACACCTGGTGGATATTATCATTATAATCTTTATGGTAAAGATTTTTATTTAGAAAATATAGGATTTTTATGGGTGATATGGGATTTTGGTTTAATTCAACCTTTTTCAAATAGTAAATTAATAAATAATAATAAATATGGTACTGGTGATCCTAATACTCTTTTAATTATTGATTATATGAAGATAATTAGAAGTGGATATAGACATAAAGAAAGCGATGGTCATATTAGTAATAAATATATGTTTTCATCAGATGTTAATACATTTATTACATTTTTATATGATGAATTATTAAAAAATGAATATATAACCAGTACTAATATTAAACAATTTCCATCTTTAGATAAAGAGTTAATAAGAATATTAGTAAATTATGGACCAAATAATACATTTAAAACAGAAATAGGTTCAAAAGATTTTATTATTAATGCAAATAAACCATATATTATTTAATTTTTTTTTTGAAGTTATTTTTTATAAAAAAATGATATTTAAATTATATGAAAAATATACAAAAACAAATGATTTCTATCACTTGCAATTTAAATTGTGTTTGTGTTGATTCTGATTGCTCTTATAAACATTATATTAATTATAAAGATAGAAAAATAGTTAAACAATTTTATGATGAACTCTCTAATAAGATGAAAGATGAACCTAATGCTGAAATGCGAAAAAAAAATTGCACATTTGGACAATTATGTGATAAAGAAAAATGTGGTTTTAGACATCGTTTATCATTCGCAAATCGTGAAAAATTAATTGTATCTTATAGATTTAATAAAATATGTCCATCAAAATCAAGTGAAAATGCTACACCTAAATTAGCTGATAAAAAATTAGATGTAAAATTGTCTACTCAAAATTTATATTTAACATTAAATGATGATGAACCAGAAATTAAAGAAATAATAAAAACATCACCATTTGTTAAATCGTGGGTTGATATTGTTGTTAAATCTGAGATTAAATCTGAAATTAAATCCGAGATTAAATCTGAACCAATTTCTAATTGGGGTGATATTGCAGATGAAGATTTTTATATGACATTTTAAGAATTATTTTTTTTATAATAAATAAGAATGTTAAACAAAGTTAGAAATATTAATATTAAAGAAAATACTATTTTTGTTTCTATTGCAAGTTATAGAGATGATGAATGTAAAAAAACATTAAAATCATTATTTGATAATGCTAAAAATAAGAATAATTGTTATGTAGGTATTTGCCAACAAAATAATTATGATATTGATAATGATTGTTTAATTAATAATGAATGGGATTGTAATATAAATATTATTAGGATACCTTATTTTGAGGCAAAAGGACCAACATTTGCAAGATATTTATGTTCAGGATTATGGAATGGTGAGGAATATTATTTACAAATTGATAGTCATTCAACATTTATAAAAGATTGGGATGAAAAATTAATAAATATGATTAAAGAAATTAAAAATAGAAAACTATCATTAAAACCTGTATTAAGTCATTATCCAATTGATATAGAAAAAATTAATGATAAAACAGATGAAATACCACATATATTTAGTGCTGAATATAATAAAAATGGTATATTAAAATTAAGTGCTGCTATATATACGAATACTAATAATGATTATAAACTTTCATATTTTATGAGTGCGGGAATGTTTTTTTGTGAATCAAAATTTTTAAATGAGATACCATTTGATCCAACATTAGATGATTTATTTGAAGGTGAAGAAATATTAACATCTGTTAAATTTTATACAAATGGATGGGATGTATTTACACCAAAAGAAAATATTATATATCATGAATATATTAGAAAAGATAAACCTAAATATTTTATCGATAATAATAAAACATATAATCCAAATAATGCAGAATTAAAAGTAAAACGTTTATTATCATTAGATGAAAATAATGAAAATGAAAGATATGGATTAGGAAATATGAGAACATTAAAAAGTTTTTATTCAAATGCTAAAATATTATCTATAGAAACTTTTATTAATAAAAATAATAATAAAAATAAAATTTTATTTCAAATATTATTAATATTAATATTAATAATATTTTTAATAATTTTTAATAATATAGTAAAAATATAAAAAAATGAAAATTATCTTATTTTTGATATATAAGGCATAATGGAGGGTTGTTTATATCAAAAATATGATGCACAAAAATATTATTTGATAAATAGGACTGCTACATATACAGTTATTGCAGTTGAATTTGAAACTTTTATAAGTTGTTTTATTCAAAATAAAAATTTTGATGAATATTTTAAACAAATTGAATTTAACAGCACTAATATTAAACATCTGTTGCAAAATTATGAAGAATTTAATGATTTGATTGATTATAGTAATTTAAATGACTTTAATACTATTATCTACAATAATAAAGTTTACATAATTAAAAATTGGAAAGATGTATTTAACTTTGCTGCAGGACGTTTTTAAAGTTATTTATATATATACCATTATAATTTTTGGTATTTATAAATGCCAAAAATTTTGACATATATAATCAATCCTTTTACTTAGATATTAACCGCCAAGCCATTATCTCGGATATAATTTGAGAAATCAATATTACAAGCAATTGGAGTAATATTTGGACGTCCGTGATAACACTCCTTAAATGATGTTGCAATATTGTTGAAAATAACGTATGCTTTATAATCATCTGACCAGCAAGTCATCACGAAAATAAGTTCTGTAATAATGTTATTTATATACACAACAAACAATCGCTTTGATGGATAGTATCTAATTGTCTTAACAGGTGAAGCTTTGCGAATATATGGCTCAAGCATTTCACCAGTACTATCATCAACTTCTGCAGTAAAAAGCCTGCCACCATAAATATACGTATGATCATCATTTTCTAAATAAAATTGAACAACCATTTTCTATTGATCCTAATATTTATTTACTAATAGATTAATCATTTTTATTTAAATTTAGTATTATTTTAATAAAAATTTATATGTAATAATTTTAAAGTAATTATTATAAAAAATGATACTAAAAATATGATAGTAAAAAATACACTATTTAAATGAAGGCTATTATTATTGTTATTACTTTGTTTAGTCTTATCTCTATGATTGAATCGCGTCCTGGATTTGCATTGCATCGTAATATTCTTAAGAATTATAAGAAATCAATTCTTAATCATTGCAATTATATGGCATATATTAAACTTCAGGATGATGAAGTTTATTCATGTTTTAAAAATATGCAGAATGAGTGTGATAAACTTGCTAATTACAGTAAATTTGCGGATATTCGTTTTGAATGTATTAAAAAGAAGAATAGTGAATGCGGGATGGGTATTTTCATTGGATTAATGTTCTGGGTAGTTGTTGCAATTTTAGGAATGCGCTAAACGCGGATATTAATATATGACAATAATATTTATATATTTTTGTCATATAATTTCAAGAATTTAGAAACAATTTCTTCTTTTATTTTTTGTGATTTAATAGTTGAACTTAATGCAGCTGCTATAACTCCTAAATAAGTTAATTCATCTATTTTTTTTATTTCATTTTGAGTATCTTCAATTATAATATCATAATTATTATCATTTACAGAAAACTTTGTTATTTGAGGATTAATATTTAGAGATTTATTAATAATATTTATTTTAATATTTTCATTATTAATATAACTTTCATAAGACATACATTTTGAATCAGATATATTATTATAAATTCTTTGAATACAACTTTTATTATATTGACTTAATTTAAAATCATATTTACCATCCTTTATTTCTTTAATAAATTGATTTAAGGAGCTACTTTTATAATAAATTTTAGATAAATCATTACTATTAGTAAAATTAATATTATTTTTAATAGATTTACCATTATATGTAAAATGATTATTTGGAATATAATCGGACATAATTTTAATTAATGTTTCTAAATTTTTTTTATTTTTAGTTAATAAAGTCATTAATTCTATTATATAAAGATTTTATATTAAAAAATAATTATATTATGAACTTCGCAGTTTCACATGATGGAGGTTTTTTTTCGTGTTGCTCTCTTAGATTACATTATTTAATTATGATTTGTAATAAATATAAACAAATACCTAATATTTATGATACAACTGGTTTTTATACGTGGTATAAACAAAATACAACAGATGATATAACTTTTAATTATTTTAAACATTATAATGAAAATGATATTAAAATTGATAACATTTGTGATGATATTAATTATCATGAATGTTATCAATATAAAAATTACAAAACTTTAGATTTAAATTCTTTAAATCCATTTATTCGCAAATATTTTACCCCAAATGATAATATATTAAAAATACAATCAGAAATAGAGAAAAAATATTCAATTGATCATGATAATATTTGTGTTTTGTTTTATAGAGGTAATGATAAAATAACTGAAATTGCATTACCATCATTTGAAGATTATATTTCACACGCAAATGAAATATTAAAAAAAGAACCAAATATTAAATTTCTTATTCAATCAGATGAAACTGATTTTTTAGATAAAATGAAATCAGAATTTTCAAATAATATAATTTTTTACGATGAAATAAGACATATGCCAAATCAAATTTCAACAGTTGATAAGATATATAAAGAACTAAATTATGAATATTCATTAAAATATTTAGCAATAACGTTAATAATGAGTAAATGTAAATATATTATATGTAATGCAGGTAATTGTTCAATTTGGATGATTTTTTTTAGAAATAATACAACTAATGTTACACAATTTTCAATTATTCATAGATTATAATTATTATTTAATTTGAAAACCTGAATTAGTTATAATAGATAAGTCTAATTCCCATTTAATTTTATTTCTATCTCTCCAATTTTTATATGCATCATTAATATGATTTTGTAATTCTTCATCACTAAAATTATTTATTTTTTTAATATGAATATTAATTTTATCTATATTTTTTGTTCTTTTTGAATGACCATAATGAGTTGCAGAATGACATAATTTACATAATGCAATAATTCTAACTAATTTTTGTTTTTTAGTTTCTTCATTAAATTCCCATCTTTCGTGTGCATCCAAATATTTAAATCTTCTTTTTCCACAACATTCGCATTTATGATTAACTCTTTCATAAATATGATGTCTGATTAAATTCCAATCACAATCATTAAATAATGAACGAACGTTTTTGAAATATGATGTTTTTGGGATCATATCTATAAATAATTTATTAGATCCAAAATTACGATCTTCACCAATTATTTCTATTTCTGTATAAATATTATATAAAGAACATAATTCATTATCTTCTTCACAATACCATTTTTTTACTTTAGCATCCCATAATGCACCATAATTTTTAACTATTTTACGATCTTTATATGGAATATTTAAATAAACAATCATCTCATTAATTTAATATTAATATTTTTTTATATAAAAAATGATATTATTGATTAATTTAATATTTAATGTTATATTACCAAGAATTAAATATTTTCTTAGTTGCTCTAGAAAATGAAATTATTATTAATAATGGTATTATTTATGATAAATATGTATGTGATAAATTATTAGCAGCTTTCTATAAAAAAGCATTTATGAATAAAAAACTTTCTTTAAATAAATTTTATGATATATCATATGATATAGAAACGATAGATCGAATTATTAGAGAACCTATAATAAAAATAGCATTTAAACATGGATTTGATCATATAAATTTTTATAAATTTATTACAGATAATAGTAATAATATTGAAAAGTTAAAAATAACATTTGAAATAACAATATCAAATGATGAACCACCTTTTAAAAATAATAATTATATTTGTTATGGATTATTATTAGCAAAAGACAATGATAGTAATAAAAAAATCAAATATTATTATTCTAATAATACTGGAACACCATATGATAATATGGATAATTCTGCAATTAGCAAAAAAATAATAGCCGATATTAAAAATAAAACAACACAATTTATTAGAGGATTTCATACAAATTATGAAATATTTACTGATATTTATAAAATGATTGGAAATGGTTGGAGAATTAATAATTTACCATATATGATTGCAACATCAATAGAACCAACTGATTGTTGTCCAATATGTTTAGAAAATCTTAATAATAAAAAGAAAGAAATTATTAATTTATTTGAAAATATTCATAGATATCATTCAAATAATTATTATATTCATCATATATGTTTAGTTAAATTTTTAGCAACACAAAAGAATTTATTGTATTTTAAATGTCCATATCGTTATAAAATAGATTTTAATATATGTAAATATCTAATTGATTATAATAATTAATTATTTATCTAGATATTATTTTGTAATTACACATACAAGGATTAAATAAACTTCTAATATAATCAATAACATCAGAACTATTATCAAATGTATTACATGTATATAAATCCATTGCAATTTTTTGTTCTTCAACAAATGTATGAATTGATAAATGTGATTCACTTAAAACATATACACCAGTAACTCCAAATGGTTCAAATTGATGTATTACTTTACCAACAACATTTAAATTAAATTTTTCAACAATTTTATCAAGAATAATTGAAATAGTATTTGCATATTTTAAAGGTTCATTATCATTTATATTATAAATATCAATAATAATATGAGTACCTTTAATAATTAAAGGATGTGTTTCAGTCATTAATAATACATATATTATTATAATTATAGTTATTATTTAAATAAAAATTGATTATTATTTAAAAATATATATAAAGTTAAGAAATGATAATAGGAGCTCATATAACAAGAGAAACAACTATTATTAAAACAATGGAACAAGTTAAAATAAATGATGGTAATGCATTACAAATATTTACAAGTAATCCAAGAAGTTTAAATATAACTAATAATGATAAATATTTATATGAATCGCAATTAATTAAAAAATATTGTAAAATTAATAATTTCTTTTTAATTGTTCATTCACCTTATGTTTTTAATATTGCAAAACCTTTTATCAGTGGTAAAAAACAATTAGAAATTACAGATACAATTGTTTTTAATGATTTGATTACTGCAAATATAATTGGTGCGGTTGGTTATGTAATTCATGTTGGAAAATCAACAACTGGAACAATTCAAGAAAGTTTATTAATAATGAAAAATAATATTAAAAATATTATAAATGAAATGATTATTCATAAAATAAAAACAAAATTATTATTAGAAACACCAGCTGGACAAGGAACCGAATTATTAAAAGATTTTACTGATTTCTTAAATTTCTATTATTCTTTTACACCAGAAGAAAGAAATTTATTTAAAATATGTATTGATACTTGTCATATTTGGAATGCTGGTTATGAGTTAAATGAAATAGTATCTTTAATACCAAATAAAGATGATATATTATGTATTCATTTAAATAATAGTAAAAATATTAAGGGTGCTAATGTTGATAGACACGAATATTTATTTGAAGGTAAAATACATCCACAATTATTAAAAGAATTTATTAAAAACTTTGATAATTCAATAATAATACTTGAAAAACCATCAGATGAATATAAAAAAGAAATAAGTTATATTTCTAATATTTAGTTAATATTTTTTGTCTTGTATTTTCATTAAATAATACTTGAACATTATCATTTTTAATTAAATCATTTTTAAAAGCGGATGTCCATTTAAATTCATCAGGTTCTGTTGATTTATAAATACAAGATTTTTTAGTTATATAAATATTATTAATATATTTTATATATTTTTTATTATCATAATCATTAATATTCATTATATCATTACAATTAAAATGTTTATTAACTAATAAATCATTTTCAGTTTTATATTTATCATTTAATTTTGTTATATGATCACAAGAAATATTATAAGATTGTTTAGCTAAATTTAAATTCATTATTATTTATTTTATTTATATATATATAGAAAATTAATGAGTACGCATCCAAAAGTAATTAATAAAGTGGATAATAAAAGTTTAAATAAAGTTATTGATGATATATCATCACATGGATGTATTTTATTATATCATTGGAATAACTGTGGTCATTGCCAAAGTTTTATGCCAGTTTGGGATATTTTAAAAAAAAAATATGGAAATATGAAACAATTTTATGAAATAGAATTATCTACTATAAGACAAGCACCTGAAGTTTTTAAATCAATAACAGGATATCCAACTATTGTAGCTTATGTTGGTAATGGTAGTAATAAAGTAAGATTTGAAAATTCAAGAGATGAAGCAACTATTTCAAAATTTATTGAAGAAAATGTACCTGATTATGATAAACCAATAAAAAGAACACCTCATCCAAAAACAAAAGCGGGTATTAAAAAGAAAAATAAATAGATTTAAAGATTTTTTTAATATTTGTCATATAATGAATAATATAGATTTAATTGATGATATAATTTCAACAGCAAAAGAACCTACTTCTGATGAAATGGATACTTTTAAAAATTTAGTTGCTGATTGGTTTAAATATGATGATGCAATTCGAAAATTAAAAATAGCAATACGAGAGAGAAAGACTTTGCAACAAGTTTTAAATAATAAGATTGAAGATTTTATGTTTAAATATAATTATAATGATTTAAATACACAAAATGGGAGATTAAAAACAAATGTTAAGAATGTTTATAAACCTATAAATATTAAGGAAGTTAGAGAAATTATTAATAATAATAAACATTTAACAGGTGAAGAACTACTTGCAAAGATTTTTAATAAAGATGAAAGAGAAATGGTAGTTAAAAAAACAATACGAAGAATTATTCCAAAAGTATCAATGAGTTTAGATATTTAAGAACACATATATTCAAATTCATAATTAGTTGAATAATAAGTGCATTTCAAATTATATTTATTAATAAACTTAGTACATTTTTCACAAGGTTTAGATAATTTTAAACAATTATTAAATCTTGCAGTTGCAATTCTAACAACATAAATATCACATTCTTCAAGAATTGTTTTATTTTTAAATACTTGACTAATAGCAGCTACTTCAGCGTGAATACTATTATTATCATTTAAATAATGAGTCATATAATTAAAACCATATGCAATTATTTTATTTTTATGCACAACAACTGCTCCATGTTTTTGCTGCATTGTTGAATATTTAGCGATTTCTGCTGCTTTATCTAAAAATATTTGATGTTTTTTATTAATATCTTTATTTATATTTTCATCTTTACTTTCGGCTTGCCTCCGCTTAGTGTAAATCATTTATAGTAATTATATAACTTTTCATTATTAAATTATAATCATTTTTTATATATACTTTATTTATAAAAAACTATTTAAAGACATTCATAAATAATCTTTAAATACTTATGAAAAATATTGAATTAATAAATTCTTAAATTTTTTCTTATAATATAAATCAATAAACATATTTCTTGTTTTTTGTTTCTGAAATATATAATTATTATGAAATATTTCCTCTTTTGTTGGTGGATAATCTAGACACCATTCAATTAAATTCTTATAATCAATTACTTTCTTATAATCATATTTATATTCATAACACATATGCATTATTGCTCTTGAAATAATACCTTTACTTTCATCTTCAGGTATAAATAATTTTTCTTTTGTATTTACAAAATTGTCTGTATCATATAATCTTGTAAAATTATTATTATATTTATTAACATATTTATAATTAGATCTCATATTATTAATATACGAATCGCATTTAAAAATATTATGTGCGTCATTATAATGTTTCTTATACATATAACATTTCGGAAAAACGTGTTCAAGTGATAATTTAGAATTTTTTACAGTTGAATATATAGTTGGTGTAGTATTACCAACTATTAATAAACTTTTTAATGTAAAAGCTAAATTAACCATTATAAATAATATAATATATTTTTTTATCATTTTTTAATAATAGATTATATTAAATGATTTATATATTTCTATTTATATTATTATTAATTTATTTATTTTTTATTGTCAATTCAATTATTTGGTTAAAAGATAAAAATATGATTAATATTAATGATTTTATAGTTAAATATATTATTTATATTGATTTTTGCATATATGCTTTAATATTATTATTTTTAGTCTATCTATATTTTAATAACTTATCAATTAAAATATTATAAATAAATAGATTAGGTAATTTATAATAATGGTTTCTTCTTCATTAAAATCAAGGTTTAGTTCTCAATCAAAATCTAATTCTAGTTATGGTTATGGTTTTTGGATATTAATCATATTATTAATAGTTTTAATTATTGGTTCTATTATGTCTGGTACGTTTTATACTAAATATGAAAATTTTACAGATAATAAATTATATACATTACAATATTATTGCATGGAAAGATGTAGTCATTGTAACGATTTTGAAAAAAATGTTTGGACTACATTTTCAAAGAAAGTTCAAAATAATCCTGGTTATTATCATTTTGATACTGTTAAATATGATATTACTGATAATGCTAATGGTTCAGAATTAGGTAAAAAATATAATATAACTAGCACACCAACCATTTTATTATATAATAAAAATACAGGAAGAGTTTCTAATTTTAACGATGATAGAACTGAAGCAGCTTTAATAAAATTTGCTAATAATATTATTAAAAGTGAAAATCCAACGTGGTCTTTTAAAAATAATTAAAAAATAATTAATCAATATATAGATAAATATTTTAAATATGATTTCAAAAATATCATTATATGATTTATATGAAATTAAAAAAAAGAAAGATAATAAAATTAATGATGCATTTAATGTTATCTTAAATGCATGTCATAAAAAAATAAAAAATATTGCTGAAAGTGGTCGCCAATCTTTTCATTATAAAATACCTCCAATAATTATTGGCTATCCTTTATATAATTATTCAGATTGTATGAATTATATTATTTCAGAATTAAAAAAAAGTGGTTTATATGTAGCTATTTTAACAGAACCTAATAATAATATTATTTATATCTCCTGGAAATTGGAAGATGTATCAAATCAAGCTATTAAGAAACGTCTTCTACTTCATTAATTTCAAATTGTTTCATATAATTACTCATATCTTTAAATCCCTGTAATATTAAATTTTGAATGTCATTATCTTTAATATTAAAAGCAATTGAATCATCAGATACTTCAATATTATAAAAAGAATTAAAAGGACTATCTTTAATTAATAATGGATTTTTAAAATTAGGTAATTTAGATATATAACTGCAATGTAATGAATTTGAATAAATAATTGAACAAACTTGTTTATAATAACTAAAAAAATTTAATTCTTCATTTGGTTTAATATTATTAACTACTTCATAATCTTCATTTATATAAATAGCTACATTTAATATATCATCCTGATTTATATTATTAAATATTTCATATGGTAAATTATTTGTTAAACATCCATCAACATAATAATTTTCATCAATTTTAATAGGTTGCGATAATAATGGAATGCACATTGATGCAGCAACTGCATCTAATACAGATATATTAGGAGTATCATCAACATTAAATATAAAATTTTTACCATTATTTATTTTTGTAACGCTAACATAAACATTAACGCCGGTAAGTTTAGATAATTCTATAAAAGAAATATCATCTATATCATATTTCTTTTTTAAATATTCTCTAATTCCAGTTAAATATAATTTTGAATCATTAAATCCTAAGTTCGTAAATAAATTTACAAATTTATCTGATGAAATAGAAATAATATCAGGAACATATATTAATTTGATTATCATTTCTTCAAGTTCATCTATTGGTATTTTTAAAGCAAATGCTAAACAAAAAAAAGATCCCATTGATGTTCCAGCAGCATTTTTTATATGATCTTCCATTTTATTAAAATAAATATATCTCAATATTCCTAATAAACAAAATGAACGTAATGCGCTTCCTGAAAAAACTAAATGTGTGAAATATTTCATTATTATTCTATAATTAAAAAACCGTGCTTATATATTTTTATTAGCAACAACTATGGCTAATTTTGTAATTTGATCACATAATAATATTATTACTATACCAATGAATATAAATAAAAATAAATTATATAAATTTATATCTACTTTAATATTATTTGCATTATTAATAAAATTAGTAAATTGTTCTATATCATTTATTTTTATTCCTTGATCTTTAACTGGTGTTTTAAAATTATCTCTTAAATTTTTTAAATAATCCTCTAAAAATGGTGTTGTTCTATATTCAAGTGTTTCATCTTTATTATTTGTATTTATATCTGATATATTCAAATATGCATCATATTCATCGTAATCATATGGTTTTATTGCAAATTTATCAGGCATATTCTTATCAAATATATTTGTATTTAAAGACGTTTCTAATGCTTTATTAAATGCATTTTTAGAATTACTATCAATAGGCAATGTATATACCGGTGGCTGTAATGGTGAACAATCTTTTTTAATCATATTTGCATAACTTGCATAACTATTATTACCATTACCATTACCATTACCATTACCATTACCATTACCATTACCATTACCATTACCATTACCATTACCATTACCATTACCATTACCATTAGCATTACCATTACTATTACCATTACCATTACCATTACCATTACCATTACCATTACCATTACCATTAGCATTACCATTACTATTACCATTACCATTACCATTACCATTACCATTACCATTACCATTACCATTACCATTAGCAAACTTTTCACAAGATGGCATAGGTAATCCTTCATTATCATAATAACAATCGGGTGATTGACTATAATCATTTATAAATTTTTCTTCTTGTTGCTTTTTTTTACTTTTAAGTTTATTTCCACATTTAGATACTTGTTGTAAATTATAATGTCCATATGCTTCTTCCAATGATGAATATTGCATTTTTTCTAATATTATTATGGAAAAGAAAAATAATATTTTAATTTAAAATAATAGATTAAATGATAAATTATATTGATATTTTTACAAGATATTTAATAATTGGTGTAATATCAGCTTATTTATTAATTTATGGTTTACGTCCATCAGTACCATATCCAGAAGAATTATTAGAATTATATGAACATAATTGGATATTATTGATAATTATTATTATTAATATTTATATTTTAATATGGGATTTACGAATTGGAGTATTAATGGCATTATCAATAATAGCATTAATATTTGATATGATTATTTTTACTAAATAATGATATAAAAGATTTTAATATAAATTAATTAATGATGAACGATAATAATAATACTAGTAAAGAATTATTATTATCTTCTTTAAATTCATTTTATAATAATAATAATATTTATAAATTAACATTAAAAACAATAATTGAGGGGAAACATGAATTATCATTACGTATGATTGATTGGCTTGTTACAAGATATGCAAAAACGAATAATATAATTTATTGGATAAATGAAAAAGATGAAAATATTTATACAAATTTACCAGAAAATTATAATAATGAAAAATATAGAAAAATAACATTATATTTGGATTATAGGGCACAATTAAAATCATTTAAAAAATTTAATTTTGATGCTTTTAGGAGACATGACCGAATAAAATTTAATATTAATGATAATGATATAATTGAAACAACAATTGGACAATTAAATTTCTTTAAATGGGCATTTAATACAAAAATAATAACATATGCATTAGAAAATCAAAAAAAGATTTATGAAAATATGTCAAAATTTTCATATAAAAAACAAATAAAAATATCAAATAAAAATTCATTAGTTCCTAAACAAGATATTATTAATACTAAATGTTTTGTTATATTTGATTAAAATGATGGAGCACTTCCTATTTCAAAAGCAACAGCGCGAACATCCGGTTCAATTGTTGATATACCCCAAGGACTTACAGCAACTTGAGGATTAGGTGGTTCAGAACGTAATTGTAAATTAGCATTTCTAAGGGATTGACCAATTGTATTAATTCCAACATGATAACCAGCTGTTAAGAAATTTTGATCACCTAACATACCAGAACCTGATGGATTAATTTGAGCCCATTTAGAATTACCACTGTCTAATGGTAATAAATCAGAACTAGTTAATCTATCCCGGATAAAACAAGAATTACCATCATCAATATCATTTTTAGTATTTCCAACAAAACCTTCATTTTCTCTAGCAGCTAAATATGAACCTGTTGTTGTTGCATATGCAGGAGAATCATCATTGGGATTTATTGAACCTTGAACTGAATTAGAGGCTTTATCTAAATTAACATAACTATTACTAGCAACTGAATTACTTTGTGGATCATTATTAGTTCTTAATATTTCACTAATTTGAGTTTGATTTGGTATCATAACTTCATTTTCAAATCTTTCAATATTATCCATTTTACATTTAGAATTATAAGATATCAGTAATAGTAATGTCAATAATAATAATATTGCAATTGAAAAGGAAATAACAATTGATGAACTATTAGAACTCATTTTAATATCTATCTATTATAATAATATAGATAAAATTAAATTATATTTTAATTATTTGTTTTTTTAATTTTAATATTTTTTTATCCCAAATATTAAAATTAGTTTCAGCCTTAATTTCTTCCAATAATATTTTTGCAGTAATTAAAGATTTATTATAAAGTTGTATTTTTTCATTAATTTCATTTTCATAATTATCAATTTCATTTTCCCAATCCGTCTCAATATCTATTTTATTCCAATCTGAAAAATCTTCCATTAATTCTTCAATATTTATAACTTTAACAACCCATTTATTTATAATTATATTATCATAAATAAATAAACCTAAAAAACTAATTTCTACATTTATATTATAATCTTTTAATCGTTTTGTATCTTTTAATATTTCTATTATATCTTCTAAATCTTTATCTATACAATTTAAATAACATTCTGTTTTATTATTTAATAATAATGTTAAATTTGATATATCATTTACATATGAATAATTATATATATTATCAATATTTATATCATCTTCAAACCATTCAGGATGTTCTTTTAAAGTATTTAACGAAATATTATCAAGTTCTTCAATAATTGATATAGATTGTTGATTAATTTTTACAGGTAAATGACATTCAATATTATATCCATTATTAAATAAATTATTTATTTTAATTTCATTTAATTCTATTTTAAATGGTTTTTCTAAATAAGACACATAACATTTTGATTTTTTTTGCGGATTTTTTAATAAATGTTTCATTCTGTATAATATTAAGGTAATCAATATAATAATAATGACGCAACATAAAAATAAAACAGTCGATTTAATTATTAAGTTTATTCGTAAAGAATTTTTGAATGAAGATATTAGAACAGAAATTATTAAACCTATATTAATTTATTTATTATATTATATTATACCTTTTGTTATTTTAATTATCTTATTAAATTTTTTCACAACTATAGCAGCTGTATTTTTAGTATTTCACATTAGAAAATAATCTTTTATTTAAATAGATATGTTAAAGAAAAATCTACGTAAAGGCGGTTATATTGCGCCTTATTCTAGTTCTCCTAATTCAACCGAATATATGTTAAATTCATCTGTTAATAATGATGCTATAGCTAATATTAATTATGCTAATAATAAAGCTGATGGTCCTGAAATTTATGTTCCTCCATCTACAACTTCTACTGCTACATTAACACCTGGTATTCGCGGTGGTTCTAATAAAAAAGCAAATAGAATGCAGTTAAATGATGTTTTTTATTATAGTATGGATGGTGGATGTGCTTGTAATTCAGGTGGTTCTTCTAAAAATAATAAAAAAAAAGGTGGTGATTTTGTATTAACACCTTTTATATCAGCTCTTGCGTTACTTGGCGCACGTATGTTAGCTGATAAAAATTCAGGTTTTAAAATGAGTGAATTAATGTCTACTAATAATTCAAAAACAGTAGGTGGTAGTGTTCGTCGTCGCCAATTAACTTCTCGTCGTAATGGTGGATATTCTCAAAACTGCTCTCGTGGTGCATCTTGTTAATTAATATTTCATATTATTTTTATTTTCATTTAAATACATAATTGACCGACATATAATTTCATCATTAATATCAGTTTTAAAATTTTTAATTATATACCATCCGCGAAAATAAGTATTTTCATCTGTTTCATATGGTTCTTTATTTATTTTATAAATATTATTATCGTGAATAATAATAATATAATCCATTTTTAATTTTTAGATTTAATTATATTCATTTTTTAATTTTTATATGTGAGTTAATAATTCATTTTATTTATTATATTATAATATTAAAAAATGAATACTATTGAAGATTTAAATATCTTTTTTGAAATACCTAATTCAACCGTTAATGTTTTATTAGATAATGTTCTTAAAAATAATAATAGTTTAAATAAAATTATTGTTAATGATAATGTTTATACTGATACTAATATCGATACATGGTTTAATAAACAACCTACAACAATTGGAGGTATGAAAATTATTGATAAAATTATAAAAACACCTATTAATAATAAAGATTTATTAATCCAGCGTCAAAAAGCAAATTATGAATTGCTTAATTATCAAAGAGAAATTCTTAAAAATAATGAAAAAGATCTTTTATGGATTATGACTTTAAAAGATGAAATTGATGAAGATTTAGCAATTAATCTATTATATCCATCAACATATTTAATTAATAATATGAATTATAGTAGTTATTTATTAGATATTTATCATTTTTATAAAATAATTCTAATGCCAATGACAAGTTTAATATATCCATTATCAATTATTTATACTCCTTATTATTACATTAATAGATATTTACATTTAGATATGACTTTTATAAAATATATTGGTATTATTTATGAATTTCTTAAATTATTATTTAAATTATCTGGCAATATTAAATCAGATTTAACAAAAATTATAACTATATTTGCATATTTATCTATTTATATTTATAGTATTTATCAAACATTTTATATATCATATATTATTTATAAAACACGTGAAAAACTATTTAATAAACTTATTGGATTAGTCGAATTTATTAAAACTTCTATAATTATTATAAAACAATCAAATAATATTTGGAAATCATTTTTATTATATAATATAAATGAAATTGATATTACTAATAGTATAAATAATTTATCATCATTAGATAATAATTTAGCAACAGTTTATAAATTATGGAAAAATGCTAATTATAAAAATGATATTATAAATTTATTGAAAGTTATTTATACAATCGATGCAATTGATGTTATATGTAAATTAAAGAAATCTAATAATTGGTGTATACCATCCTATAATGATACTAATACTCAAATATGGTCTGCAAATAATCCATTATTATCATTAAATCAAGTTTCAAATCCTATAAATTTATCTAAAAATATTATTATAACAGGTGTTAATGCAGGAGGTAAAACAACTTATGTTAAATCTATTACAATTAATATTATTTTAGCTCAAACTATAGGAATTATTAATGCATTAAAAGGTAATATTTATTTATATGATGCCATTATTACTTTTATGAGAGTAAGTGATGAAATAGGCAGTAAATCATATTTTGAGGCTGAAACAAGTCATTGTAATAATATGATTAATGTCGCTGATGAATTATTCAAAAATAATAAAAGAGGATTGTTTTTAATGGATGAACCAATGCATTCAACACCTCCAATTGAAGGTGTATCTGTTGCATTTTCAGTTGCTGAATATTTGGCTAAATTAAAAAGTGTAACATTAATAATAACAACACATTTTCATAATTTAATAGAATTAGAGGATAAATATAAATCATTATTTATAAATTTAAATGTTAATGCAACATATAATGAAAAAACAAAATCATATGAATTTAATTATAAAATAAATAGAGGTGGATCAAAACAAATAATTGCAATTGAATTATTAGAAAAACATAAATTTAATAAAGATATTATTAATAGTGCGATTGAAATGAAAAACAAATTATATAATCAGAATTTAAGAAATGTTCATATTTAAATTATTCACTTTAAATAATATTGTATTTTATTTAACATGTTCTATTTTATTTATATTTTTATTTTTCATGGCATATAAATATTTATATCTAGAACAATCAATTTATATTTTAACAAATAAAATAGATAAATTAGAATTTGAATTTAATAATTCAAATAACAATTCTAATTCACCTCCAAATACAGCAAATAAAGCTTTTGATTCTGCTGAAATTATTATGAATGAAATTTTTAATGATAGTTTTTGTTCCAATAATTCTTGTCAATTTACATCTTCTACTTCTCCCGTTTCTCCTACTGTTATTTCTGTATCTCCACCTAAAAATGAAGAAATTCAAGAGGATACTGTTCAAATCGTTAATGAAATATTTGATTTAAAGAAAGAAGTTAATGATGATAAAGAATCAATAATAAGTTCAAATATTGGAGGTGGTCATGCAACTAAAAAAGCTTTAATGAAATTAAGTATTGATAAATTAAAAGTTAAATGTGAAGAACGTAAACTATCAACTGAAGGCACTAAAAATCAATTAGCTGATAAAATAATAGTTCATGATAATACAGTTGAAATTGCTGATATTAATGATTAAAAAGATAATATAAAGACATTTATATTTAATAATTTATATTAATAATGGAATCAGAAGATATTGGATTAGTTAAAATTAATTATACTACTTTTAAAAATTGTTTAAATAATTTTAATAATACTATTATATCCGATAATATTGTTAATAAAGCAAATGAATTAGTTAATAATTATAATTGTTTCGTATCAAATTATGATGCGCGCAGTTTATGGGAAAAAAAGAAAATTATTGCATCTAATAAAAATAAAATACCAAAAGCAAGACCTCATATTATTTATATTGATTTTAGTGATGATGCAAAATGTAAAAAAGAATTTATAAGTTATTTAAATAAATTAACTGATGTTAATAAAGAAATTATTTATAATAAAATTTCATCTTTTATTAGTCAAGTTAATAATGATATTTTAAATTCATTATTTGATGTATTAATTAATTTTATTAAATCATCAAATAATAATATTTATATTGAAGTTTTATATTTATTTGAAAAAGATTATATTGAAACTAATATAACTAATTATTATAATAATTATTTAAAAGAAAAAGAATGGCTACCTTCAATTATTTCTAATAATTATAAATCTATTTTTGATGATGAAAATTATGATGTTTATTGTGAATATGTTAAATTAAAAAAATCAACAATATCTATGATAAAAGCATTATGTATCATATTAAAAAAAATAAATAAAATTAATATAATTGAAGAAATTATTGAAAATATTTTTAATGATCTTAATAAATATATTTTAACATCCAATTATAAACATGTTAATGAATTATTATTAGATGAATTATCTATTATTATTGATTTTTTACCTAAACAAATATATATTAATAAAATTATTAATATTGATATAACTAATTTAGATATATCAACTAAATTTAAAATAACAAATATTATTGAAAAATATAAATAATCATAATTTATTTTACATTGATACTAAATATAATAAATCAAAATAAATATTCTTATTTTCTTTACTACTATTTATAAAATTATTATAATTACTTTTATTTAAAAATTCATTTTTAATCATTTTATTTTTACATAAGTTATAACTTTCAATAATATCTTCTTTTGTTAATTGTGTTTTGTAATTCATTCATTTATAATAATATTTATATAAATAAGATTGATGGATAAAAAAATAATTATTAAAAATTTAACGATTATTAGAGATTATGAATTTCAAAATAACAAACCTCTCAAAGTTAAAGCTTACGATAAAGTTATTAAAAATATCATTAAATACCCACTTGATATAATTGATTTAAGGGATTTAAAGGAAATTAAAGGGATTGGAGTAAGAATATTAGCATTATTAACAGAATTATATGAAACAGATAAAATATCATATATTGAAGATAAGATTAATAAAATTAAAAAATCAAAAAAACAACATTCATTTAATAAAGAAATTATTATTGCTAATCTAACTATAATTAGAGATTATGAAGTTTTTAATAATGAAATTTTTAAATATAAAGCATATAATAAAGTTATTGATAATCTTTTTAAATATACAAATGATTTAAGGGATTTAAGGGATTTAAAAGAAATTAAAGGGATTGGCGAGGGAATGTTATTAATGTTAGCTGAATTACAAAAAACTGGTAAAATATCATATATTGAAAAAGTTATTAAAAAAGATAAGAATTATAAAATACCACAAAAAAGAAAAATAGAATTTAATAAAAAACTTATAATTAATAATTTAATTAAAATTAGAGATTATGAAACTTATAAAAATGAAAAATATAAAGTTAAAGCTTATTCTAATGTTATAAATAATATTCTTATTTTTAAAGATGATATTAAAAATTTAATTGATTTAAAGAAAATAGAAGGAATAGGTAAAAGTATATTTGACAAAATAAAAGAATTATATGAAACAGGGAAAATTGCATATATTGAAAATAATATTAATAATGATAATATTTATACTTTTAAACAAGAATTATTAGATATTTATGGAATTGGTCCAGTTAAAGCAAATAAAATTGTTGATAGTGGTATTAAATCAATTGATGAACTTAAAAATAATTTAAATATTTTAAATGCTAAACAACAAATTGGTATTAAATATTATAATGATTTAAAGAAACGTATACCTTTAGATGAATATAAAAAACATATTTCTATATTAAATAAAGATCTTAAAAAAAATAAATTAACATTTGATTTTGTTGGTTCATATCGAAGAGGAAGTAAATCAATGGGTGATATTGATCTTCTTATTATGGAAAATCCTAAATTTAATTTTAAAGATTATATAAAAAAATTAATTGATTCAAATTATATAATTGAAGTTTTAGCATTTGGTAAAAATAAATTAATGAGTATAGTTAAATTACCTAATCAAACTCCAAGAAGATTAGATATTTTAATTGCCCCAATTACTGAATATTTTTATTCTTTATTATATTTTACTGGTTCAAATATATTTAATATTGGATTGCGCCATTATGTTAAAGTTAATTTTGATTTATCTTTGAGTGAACATGGATTTGGTAAAAATATTAATTATTCTATTAAATCAGAAGAAGATATTTTTAAATTTTTAAAATTAAATTTTGTTAAACCTAAAGAAAGAGACAATTTTTATATATAAAAATAATATTTTAGTTTATTAGAATAAAAAAAAGTAAATGGCAAATTTCGGTCTTTCTTATATTGCTAAAATTTTATATTCACTTATTACTATTATATTACTAATAATTATTTATAGTTATATCACTAGTCTTGAACAAAAAGGATGTAAATGTGCTTTACCACCAAATATTAATTTTATTAAAGGTTTTACTATATTTTCTATAATTTATTTATTATTTACTGGTATAGTTTCTGATCAAACCATCTCTGATAATTTTGGTGATAATATTGTATTAATTAATAAAGTTATTGATTTAATATTTGCATTAGTTTTTATTTATTATTTATATGAAGTTTTCCGTTATACTCGAGCACTTGTTAATGAAAAATGTAAATGTTCAGTTGATTCACGTCGTGAAATAATAATGATAGGGACTGTTATAGAATTTATTTTAATATTTATTCTATTTATTCTTCAAATTATTGTTGTATTTATATTATCAACTATGTTTAATGTTGTTAAAGCCGTTGAAGATGGTTCATCTGATTTAAAAGGTGTAATACGTGATCCAATAGGTTCTATATCTAAAGTTCCAGGTAAAATTAAATCACAATTAGGAACTATTAATAGTTATGTTGGTAAAACAAGTCGTGAATTAGGTAAAATACGCAATTTATCACGCTAAATATTTAAAGTTCTATTTGAATTATTTTTTCTACCTCTTGTTGATGATTTTAAGATCTTAACATCAGTTGCATCTTCTATTATAGAAGTTATTTCCTCATCACTTATTGATAATGTTTCTATTTTTGAATCTTCATCTGGATGTATTGATATTTTATTATGAACATTATTTATAATTTTATTTATATCATTTTCTGGTTTTGTATTTCCATAATTCATAGGTATATTATTTCTAGTTGTATTATTATTATTATTTAATCCACTAAATAAATTATTAACCATTCCAAATAACCCTGAAGAATTTCCAAATAAACTATTTACTCCACTATTATTTTGTTTAATTGATGATGGTTGAGATTGTTGTTGAACTGCAGCTGGTTTTGATGTTCCAATATTATTATATATAAACTGTTTAGCTGCTGCATTCTGAAATTGCTTCATTAATTCAGGATTTGCTTTTAATACTTCCTCGACACCAGGTATTGAACTTTCTTTAAACATTTTAGATGTTAAATGAAACATAAAAGCACTTCCAGATAAACTAATAAATAATCTTAATTCAGGAGGCATTGATTTGCCTTTAGATTTATATTTAACATGTAATTCTTCAAATATATCATCAAAATCTTCAATATTCTCATGAACTTGTTCTGACCATCCCTCTAGTTTAATAGTAAAAGGATCATAACGAGTATTTAAATATTCTGTTCCTGTAACAAATGCCATTAGCATTTTACGTTGAAATCTTACACTAGAGTCAATATCTCTATCGCGAATTATTCTATTATATTCTTGTCTCATTTCATCTAAATTTGAATTTAATGTAAAATTATGCGGTATAGCAGCCCCCTTTAATTTTAATCTATTTAATTGATATAATATTTCTTTTTTCTCATTTAATTCATCTTTATATGGATTAAGTTTTGATTTTGTTGTAGGATATTCACTCCCTTCTTCATCATCTTCATCTCCTTCTTCTTCTTCATCATCATCTCCTTCTTCTTCATCTCCTTCTTCTTCATCATCATCTTCTTCACCATCGTCATCATCTTCAACATCATCATCATCATATTTACTTTTGCCACTTTTATTACTCCTTACTTCAATATCTTCATCGTCAATATATTTATTTGATGATTTCTTTTTATTAACAATTATATTTGGATTAATTAATTTTTTAGGTTGTTGTATAGATGGCATACTATTTCCGATATCTCGCTGTTTATTTTTCTTCTTAATATTTGATCTAATACTTGATGCACTAGACATAGATGACATAGACGATAATGATGCTATATCAGCACTTATTTTATTTTTGTTAAATAATAAATTAGTATCATTTAATTGTTTAGTTGGAAATTCTAAATATTCGCTCATACTTACTAAAAAATATATATGTTTATATCTCTTAAATAAACGAATTAAAAAAAGTCAAAAATTCTATCAAATAAATTTGGTTGTTTATATTCATCTTTAATATCATCTTCCAAAATTGGATATTTAAATTTTGGTATTAGTATTTTATTATAATTAATTGGTTCATATTTAATTGGTTCTTTTGATATTGTTGTAATCTCAGGTTTCTGACATGTAGAAGTATTTAATCCTGAAATATAATAATTATTATATCTTACCAAATATTCATAATTATTAAAATCAAATAAACTTTTATAATATATGAAATTATATAAATGCATATTTATAGATCCATATTTATTTATCATTAATGGTGTTGAACCTAATGTTATTGGAAATTTATTAACATTGGCATATTCATATATTTTACTATTTAATATTAAACCTATCTTTTCTTTTGTATAAAATAATCCAATTGTTATATAATCACTATCTTCTAATAATGCTTTATCTATATTATTTGCTTCACCTTTATAGATGATATTGCCAATTGTTAAATGAAAATCATAATTTTTATTACTATTTATAATTATATTAATATTAATTATACTTGTAGTATATTCAGGTATTATTTTATCAATTGTTGTTGTATTACCTGTCATTTCAAATATAATATTATTTGTCTTAGAACAAGCAATAAAATTTGCTGTAATAAACATTGTAAATTCAACTAATTCATATGTTTCACTATTATTAGCAAAATTATAACAACTTGGACCTCGTAATTCATTATTATAAATATTAGCACCTAATGCTCCTTTTTTATTATTTAATCTATTTTTTTCAAAATTAATTAATTTATCAAATTTAAAATAATGATTATAATTATAATCATAATATTTATTTGTTGTATTTATATCATACCATTTACCATCGGATATTGAAATTTTATTTATATCATTAAAAGTATTTATAGACATAAATTTATATCCATTATATGGTATAATTGAATCATCATCTATGCTATTTTTATTTATCATCGATGATAAATCAGATAATAATGATAATGATAATGGTTGTGATATAGGATTAGCTATTTTTTCTGATAATTCTGTTAATTGTGATGCTACAGAAAATGGTTCATTAATTTTATAATATGAAATAATTAATAATGTAATAAATAATCCTATGAAAAAGCTTAATATTTTAATTAAATTCAAATTCATATCTTAAAATTATATAAGAATTATTTATTTCATCGAAAAATATATAAGACTTATTTTAATTATTAAATTATATTTAAAATGCTTAAACCAACAACAGAAGAAACAAATAGTATTTGCTCAGATGATGAATTAACAAATGAAACTGTTGTTATTAAAGAAAAAAAAGATGAAGAAGAAGAAGATGAAGATGATGAAGATGAAGATGAAGATGAAAATGAAGATGAAGATGAAAATGAAGATGAAGATGAAGATGAAGATGAAGATGAAGATGATGATGAAAATGAAGATGAAGATGAAGAGTTTGATTCAACTATTATTCAATTTGAAATGATGAAAAATTTCTTTATTGATAAAGAAGGTGAAAATATTTCAACACATTTAGGTTCAATTTCACATGAACTTAGAAAACTTAATAAAATTGCTGTTAAACTACTTGAAAAGAAATAATTATGCAATATTATAATTAATTTTTGCATATGCATAATTATGCATAACTTCTTCAGCAGTTCCAATTGGTAATATTAATTCTCTCATTCCATAAAATTTAGGATCACCTCTTGAGCGATCTCTTAAAGTTTTCATAGGACACATATCATTTAATTGAATAATTATTTTTTTACCATCTAAACTTATTATGATTGGTGATATAATTTTATTATATCCATTAGGAGAATAATAACTATTTGGATATAAAAATTCTACATTAATAATACCATTTGAATTTATTATTTCAAAATTGGGAGTATTTTCAAAAGCTATTAATTCACATGGAAAAGGTAATCCTTTACCGGAGAAAGAAGTAATTGTATCAATCGGATTTGGTGCCATTATTGCCATTTTTGAATAATTCATATAATTTTTAACAAAACCATTTATTTTTATTTTATTATTATTACTTTTTTCTATAACACAATTTATATATTCATTATCAACTTTTTTCATTTATATTATTAAATCTATTATTATGTTTTAAAATAATTTAGTTGTTCCTAATCCTTCCGGATTATTTATTGTTTTATAACAACTTACACCATCACATTTAACAACATATTTATTATCAAGTGCATGTTCTTTTGTATTAATCAAATCACCAATTCCACATTCACCACAAGGAGTTATATTATCAATTGCTTTTTTACGTTCATTATCAATAAATGAATCATAATTATGTTGTAAATATACTCTCATTTCATAACTTGATTTTATCATATTATTTTCAGATAATTTAGCATTTAAATATGAATTAAAATTACATCGTGGTTCATAATTAGTAAATGCACGTCCATCAGACATTCTAAGAGGGCATTGTTTATTAGGATAATTTGCTGAACAACAACTCATTTATATTCTCTATTGATTATAAATAAAAAAAATAATTAAAACTCATGTTCATAACATAAATTATGTATATATAATTCATCTTTTCTTCCAACTCTTTGAGCTCGTCCAATTGCTTGATATTTATCTAATCCCATATTATGAAATATAATAACATCCGTAGCACAACTTATATCGATACCACTTCCAGCATATTGAGTATTTAATAATATGATATTAATTTCACCTAATTTAAATTTATCTAAAATATTTATCATATGTGATGTATTACCTTTTAATAATTCAAATGTTTTATTTGATTTATGTAATTCAAATTTTATTTTTTCAAAACTATTTTCATTTTTACTAAAAATTAAAAATTTACCATTAGGTTTATTATTAATTATTTTTAATAAAGTTTCCTCTTTACTTAAAATTATTTCTATTTTTTCATTATTATCTTTATTTTCATTTTTATTTTCATCTACTATAGCAATTAATTTATCAGTTCCATTAATAGTAGCACGACAATAAGGACAACTATTATTATTTTTTAACCATTTAATCAGACATCCACCACAAAATATATGAGTACATTCAATTAAAATAGGATTAGTCATTAATTCCATACATATTGAACACGTTTTTGATGATATATAACTAATTCTTTCAGTTAAATTTTTTATTTTTTCTTCTTGATTTTCAATATCAGTATTTATACTTTTTAATTTTAATATTTTTTGTTCGGGTAATATATCTAAATTAGTAATATAATCTCTTTCTGCCTGTTTATTAAATAATTCTCTTTTTAATTCTTTTGATACTAATTCAATTATATCATTTTCATTTTCATTTTTACCACCTAATTCTTTTATAGCACCTGAAATATCATTAGCATTAATTTTATCTAAAACAGAATCAGAAATAAAATTTTTAATAATAGTAATATTATTATGTAATTTACATAAATAATATTTTTCAATTGGTTCTGGTATTTTAAAACTATTTTTAATAAAAGTATTATTATTTTTAACTAACATTAAATTAATAAATTCATCATTCATTAATTCTTTAGAAGTATTTGAATATATTAATGAATTATTTGAATTATAAACTTTTTTTAATAAATCTTCATATGTTCCTGAAATCATCCATAAATAATTATAATTAATATGAACTTTTAATTGATTTATTATATCGTGTGCTTCATCTATTATAACACGTTTCCAATTATTAATAATATTAAAATTATTATCATTATAATAATATTTGAATAATAATTTTAATGTTGTATTTTTAATTAATACTAAATCAAAACTATTAAAATAATCAATTATTTCTTGTCTATTATTCTGAGTAAATTTAGGTAAATGTTTTTTTATAAAAGATAAATTTTCTATTGATAATAATTTTAATGATGTATGTGTTTTAATCATATTTTCCCATTGAATATATACTGGACCTCGAGGAACTATAACTAATGTAGTATTAAAAATAATATTAGAAGGGATAATTAAATTATTTACAGATGATATATTCAAATAACTATAATTTTTATAATTATTAAATGTTTTTGAATAAGTATTATTAATATGAATATTTTCAACATTATTTACTGCTATTAATGCTAATGCTATTAATGTTTTACCATATCCAACCATGTCTCCAAATATTCCAACATTTGTTGATATTTGAATTATATTATTATTTGATTGTGTTAATAATGAATATGGTATATTAGAATATAACATATTCATTATTGATAATAATTTATTGGTATCACTGATTTTATATCTTATTGTTCCATATATTTCCATTTCTAATGCTTTATTTAATGCTGCTAATTGATGTGGTTTCAATTTTATTTTTAATTTATTTTCTTGTTCTATTATATTACTTGTTTCATTTAACTCCATATCATAATAATTAACAATTGACATTATATTATATTATAAAATTAAAAATATATAAAGAATAAAATTCTATCTTATTATATAAAATATATGAATAGTCAAGTAATAGAAGAAGAAAAAAATACATACGAAATTAAAGGTAATGATAATATTCAGACTATTGCAGAACCATCAGAAGTTAAAAAAAAAATTATATTTGGACTGCCAGGAGATAATTTTTCATCTAAATTTCTATTATCATGGACGGCTACTATTAATTCTCTTTGGGAGAGTAAGAAATATGATATAGTTGTTAGCACTGGTGTTAGTTCTTTTGTTACATTTGCTCGAATGCAAACATTAGGTCTTGATGTTATGCGAGGTATTGGACAAAAACCATTTGATAATATGGATTTTGATATTTGGATAACAATTGATAGTGATATTATTTTCACTCCACAGCAAATTATTGATTTAATTGAATCAACAGAAAAACATCCAGTTGTTAGCGGCATGTATCGTATGAGTAATTTAACAAGCTATACAATTGTTAAAGATTGGGATACAGATTATTTTGCTAAAAATGGAACTTTTAAATTTTTAACACCCGAAGATGTTACTAATTGGAAAACTGAAACTCAACTTAAATATTTACCTGTTCATTATACAGGTCTTGGTTTTTTTGCTATAACTAAAGAAGTTTTACGTAAAATGACTTATCCTTATTTTAATTCTGAATTACAAGAAATTATTACAGATGATGGTAAAATTTTACGGGATATATGTTCCGAAGATGTTGCTTTTTGCAAGAATATTCAAAAATTAGGTATACCAATTGTAATTAATACTGATATTAGAGTAGGACATAATAAATTAATTGTTATATAATATAAATATGGATTTATATTATATTTTTTTAGCTATATTTTTAATAGTAATTGGTTATTATTCTTTAAAATATTTATTATTTATATTAATTGGAATGATTATATCATTTTATATATCATATAAATATATATATCCAATATATTGTTCTATTAAAAAAAATATTTAATTTTTTATTTTTTCTTTTTCCAACCACCTTTTTTAATAGGTTGTTGTAGAGATGATGATAATCCATCAAATTTATTAAAAAAAGATGAATTATTACTTGGAAAACTAAATGATTGTTCATATGAACTTGTTGTTGGATTTTTTAATGGTATTGGTGTTTGTATTGGTGTTTGTATTGGTGTTTGTATTGGTGTTTGGACAGATGTTTCTTGTTGAACTGGAAATAATTGAAATGGCTTAGGTTGTTGTATAGACATTGGTTGTCTCATTTGTATTGGTTGTCTCATTTGCATTTGTATTGGTTGTCTCATTGGCATTGGTTGTTGGATTGGCATTGGCATTGGTTGTTGGATTGGCATTTGCATTGGCATTGGTTGTTGGATTGGCATTGGTTGTTGGATTGGCATTTGCATTGGCATTGGTTGTTGGATTGGCATTGGTTGTTGGATTGGCATTGGTTTAATATTTTGAACAGTAGATGATGATGTAGTATAACTAAAAATTATATAAAATATAATTATAAGTATGACAACTGTAATTAATATAACAGAACCATATGCAATCCATTTAAATATTTTGTTTTTTTTTTCTTTATCTAATTTTTCTTGTGATTGTTCTTGTTCTTTTATTGTTGTTTTTTTATCTTTTTCATCTTTTTCTCTTAATTTTTCATTTGCTAAATCCATAGCATCTCTAATTTTTGCATAATTAAGCTCTTTATCTTCTAAAGTCATTTTAATTAAAAATAATCAATCTATTAAATTATATGAAAAAAAAATATTAAAACTTATTATTAGATATGAATTTATATAAAAAAATTATTGTAAATAATTGGATTAATAATAAAAAATTTAAAACATATGAAATTTATTTATACGAGGATGATAATTTAGATGATGCTTGTTCTAAAATTGCTAAAACTATTAATAATAATAGTAGATTTTACATATGGAAAAATAATAAATCAATATTATTCAATTTTAAATCAATATCTTGGGATGGATATGCAGTTAATCCAATTGAAGCTAAAAATTTAAATAGTAAACAATTAAATGATCCAATAATTATAAATTATAATTATGGATTATTTAATTATAGTAGTGTTAATATAATTTTTGAAAAAGATTTTCCAGAATTAAAAAATAATCAATATTATTTTATTGATAAGAAATTTCAATCATTAGCACAATTAAATAAAAAAGATGAAATTTTAAAAAATTTAGAAGAAATTGATACAAAACCTATTATTGATACAACATTAAATATTCATAGATATGAATTAGAAAGTAAATTAACAAAAAAATATGAATTAGTTGATATTTTTGAAAAATTAAATACAACACCGCTTATTGAATTTATTCAATGGATTAGTGATACATATAAAATTATATATAAATTACATAAAACTAATAATTTATCTCAAGAAAAATTTATTAATTGGACTGATATCAAAAAATTTACAAGTAGTAATTGCATTAATTGTTATTCAATCTTAAATAATGGAACATTTGCCAAATTAACTATTAAAGATGATATGCGCATAAGTTTAAGTTATACAATTAATTTACGTAAAAATATAAATTGGAAAGAAATTGATGATAATATTAAAAATATTGTTGAATATTGTAATGGTCATTTAAATCATAAATTAAATTTTGATGAAATAAGTATAAAAGCAAATTTTACAATCGAAATAGAAAATGTATCTATGCAAAATCTTAAAAAAAAAATTAGTGAGTATATTGATATATTTGATATCCTTAAATCAAATAAAGATACAATAAATTTAATTTATAAACGTTCATCAAATTATAATAAACAAGGATTTGATGCACATATTTATGTTAAAAATTGTTTATATTTAGGTATTGAAGAAGATGATATAATAAATCAATTGGTTATATTAAATAATTTTAGTTTAACAGAAGCTAAACAATTATTAAAAGATGAACAAGAATTAATATTTGAAATGGAACAGCAAAATATAAAACAACAAGAAACAATGAATAAAATAAATACAATTGTAATTATTGAATTATATAAAAATGGATTTTATATAAATATTATAAATATTCCAAATAAAAAAGAATTAGAAAATATTATTTATTGGTTATCTAAAATTGTATCATCTTCTATTGAAAAAGGTAAACAAAAAGCAAATAAAAAACCAATCATTATAAATAATAATTTACCTAAATTTTCATCTTCTCCAGAAATTAGAAGTGATGAAGAAAATTTAGGTAAATTATTATTTGATACAAGTTCTGATAAAGAAATTAGTGGTGGAGCATTAGGTAAAGAAAAACATAGTTATTTTATTAATTTATTACAAAAAGCTGATAAAGATTTATTTTTAAATAATTATGCTAGAAGTAAATGTCAAGCAATTAATCAACCTATTGTATTTACTGAAGATTATAAAAAATCATTAATAAAAGATGGTAATTATCATTTTGATAATGATATAACTTATGGTAGTAAAGAAGAAATTAAAAATGTTTATACTTGTCCTCGTTTATGGTGTCCTCAATCAAAAATACCTCTAAATGCCGATAAATATCCGAATGAAAAATGTCCAATAGAAGGTGAAGAACCTATGGAATTATTTTTTGAAAATGATCCTAAAAAGAAAAGATATGTTAAATTAATTAAACCAGATGAAAATAATTTATGTGTTCCGTGTTGTTTTAAAAAGGAACCAAAGGACGAAGAATTAAATAAATGTAAATTTTATAATGATAATAAACCAGAAGAAGTTATAATTAATAAAGATGAAAATTATCTTGTTAATACAGCTCCAATTGCTGTTGGTAGATATGGTGCAATCCCTCAATCTTTACATGAATTATTATTTCCAAATGTTAAATTTTCTTTATGTTCAAAGATGTTAAATAAAACAGATAAATGTTTTGTTCGCAAAGGTATTTTACATAAAACAACAAAAAAACTTAAAAATATTCATAATGATAGTATTATTAGTGCTATTGCTTATGGATTAAATTTTAAATCAAAAGAACATTTTATTAGTGATATTTCAAAAAAATTAGATTTGATAAAATTTATGAGTTTAGAAAATGGTAATGTTTGCAAAGCTTTTATGGATAATTTACCTATAATACCTGAAAATAATAAATTATTAATAAGTGAATTAGAAAATCATTTAGAAAAATTTCATTTAAATTCAAAAATTAATAATTTAGATAAAGTTAATTATAAATTATCTAGACTTTTAGGTATCTTTAAAAGTTATAAAAAATTCTTAAATTATATTCGTTCTAATGATTATCCAACTAGCAAATCTCCTTATTATCTTTATTCATTAATTAGTTCTCTTTATAATGTTCTTTTAGTTATATGGGAAAAACAAGGTGATACAACATCAATTATATGTCCTTATTATACCAGTTTTGAAGATTTAATTGGTTCTATGGAACTTAATGGACAAATATTAATGCTTTCTAAAATGTTATTTAAAGATAAATATTATTATGAACCAATTGAATTAAAATTAAAAGGTGTTGATGGTGAAAAATTAATATCATTAAATGAATATAAACATATCAAAAAATTATTTAGTGAATGTAGTGCATTAAAACAATCATATAATGCAAATTATACTATTTATAATAATATTTATTCATTACATACATGGAGTAAATTTAATAATCTTGGAATGAAAGAAAAATTTATAATTACAACAATTGTTATAAATAGTGATTTATCAATAACTCATTTTATTACTAAATCTGGGTTTTTTATAATTATTGATAAAATAAGTATTAGTTTTTTACCAAGATTGATAATTGATTTAGATATTATTGAAATATTATTTTATGATGATATTATTAATAATAATATTAATTTTAATGTTTTAATTAGAGATTATAATTTATTTATTGATAAATGTAATTTATTAAATATTAAATATGATTTTGGTAAATTAATTACAACTACTTTTTTTGAATATTATTATAATCTAATTGTTCAAAAAATACCACTAACTAATGATATTATTCATTCACAAATTATTGATGATTTATATAAATATCAATTTGTTAATAATAATAATAATAAAAAATGGTATCAATTGCAACATATGATTTATAATAAAATATTACATCTATCTGATAAAACATTTAATTATTTAGTTTCTTTAAATATAAATGAACGAATTAAACAATTATTTAAAGAATTAAATTTAAGTAAAAATCCAGAAAAAGCTAAATTACGTGTAATATTAGAAGAAATACCATTTATATCTAAAAAACATATTAAAAGATTTTTAAATGATTTTATCGTTTATTATAAATATGATTTTTTAAATCCATTAATAAAAGAAGAAAATAATCAATTTATATTTTCTCAAATAGCAATTCAAAATCATATTCCATCTAAATTATTAATTTATCATCAATCAACACCTAATAATACATTCACTACTTTTCAAACAAAAGATTATATTTATAATTTAGCAATTGAAGATGAAAATATTCAATTACCTGCTATATTTAATGGTTCACAAGAAAAATTAAATAGTAAATGGACAATGCATAAAAAATCAACTTGGAGTAATATGATTTATATTAAAAATAATAATTATGATAAAAATTTTATTAAAGATTTTTATTTATGGTTAGCTAAATATTTAAATATTAAAACAACTTATTCTGATTTAGAAACTTCTGCATTTAATGATATTCAAATAATTTTCACTGCAAAAGATTACAAATCTATTAAATTATTATTAAAATCATTATTTGATGATCCTTATTTTTATAAACTACTATCAGATGTTATTGGTAAAAAATATACTAATTTTAATTTATTTTGGGAACAATATTATAACACAATTACTAATAATGACCGTAAATTATTATTTACAAATATTATTAGTAATATTAAAGAACAAGTATATCCAAATGATTATCATATTTTAGCAATGTCAAAAATATTAAATATTAATATTATTACAATTCATCGCAGTAAATATGGAGCTAATAATAAAGATATTCCTGTTATTAGAGGAGATATTGAAGATCTATTATTATCATCAACTTTTTATAAAGCACCTACTATGAATTATGAAAATAGACCTTTAATTATTTTATATAAATCCGATGATGATTATAAAACTATTTATAGTTTAATTGTTGATAAAACTATTATTCCCGTTAGTGATAAATCTATTTATATTAAACTGGCTGATATTCCATTAGTTATTAAATATTTAATAACTGAACATATTAATGCTCAAAAATAATATTTATATTTATATAAATATGAATAAAAATAATATTGAAGTAAAATTAATTAATCATAATATAGACTTAAATTCAATTAATTCAATTCAATTGATTACGTTTATTATGGAAGAAATTGAATTACTTAAACATTTAAAAGGTAATGAAAAAAAAGAATTAGTTATTAATATATTAAAAGAATTTATTGATAATAATGATAATGTTTTTACAAAAAGTAATAATCAAAATATTATTATTTCTATTACTAGTCTCATAAATAGTGATATAATTTTAGATATTATTGATACAATTGTAGCTTGCGCAGCTGGTGCTATTAAAATTAATAATGAAATTAATAATGAAATTAAATCAAAATGTTTCTGTTTAACTAAAAAATAAGTTTTATTTTTATAGTACTAATATTAAAAAATGATATAATAATTTTAAAATATTAGTATTAAAATCTTTCAAATGGTTTATAAAAGTTCAAAAGAAGATATTATGAATATGTTCAATAGTGAAGAAGCTATATCATTTCATATCGTGAAACATCATAATAGTGATTATCATGTAACATTAAAATCTGAAAATGGTATAACTAAAACATTTATTACTGATAATATCAGGGACTTGTTCAAATATTAAAAAATAAATATATATATATATCAAAATTTATTTTTTGGTATTTTTAAATAATTTTTATTTCTGGTTCTTTTACATTATAACATTCATCTTTATTATTAATAGTAATATTAAATGCAATATTTTCTTCTAAACAATCAATATCTTCATCATCATCTTCAACTACATCATCTAAATTATATTTATTTTCTTTTGTTTGTTTAACATTCTTAATTAATTCCATTAAATGTTCTTCATCTAAAATAATATCAAAGTTTCCTGATCCACAATTTGGCACTTTACCTAACATAACTTGAGGAGAAACACCACTCGTATTATCATATTCTGAAAATATACTTGCATTAATTAACATATCGACACTTTCTTCAAAAGATGATTTACTTAATGCACTACTTGCATTTCTATTAATTCCATGACGATCAATTGACATTAAATTACCTCTAAATGTCATTGTATCTATTAATAATGATAAATGTCTGTAATTCATTGAACCTTCACCTGTTACATTAACTAATTCATGATATAAAGCATTTCTTGCTGCTTCTACTCCTAAAACTGTATATATCTCTCTAATATCATTTGATATTGTTCTAGTTGAATCAATATTTGGATTTGATAAAATTTCAATTAAATTTGTTCCATCAGTATCTAATACCCATTCAACAACTTTATCAAATGTTTCCTCCTCTGGATTATAAATATCATATTTCTTTTTATTTAAGGATACTTTATTAATTCCCTTAACTCCTTTTAATAATACTTGATAAACAATATTATGTTCCATTGCTTTTAGTGCTGCAACTTCATCTTTATTTTCAATATCTTTTAAAGCATATTCAGTTAATCTAATTCTAAATATACATTCATCTGCATTATCATCACTATATACACAATCTATATATCGATTATATGCTTTATTTAATTTTGTATAAATATCAATCATTCTTAATCCAAATGCATTCATCTTTTCTTTATTAAATTTCATTCTTAATACCCACGGTGAATCACTTCTACATTTATTAGCACTAATATCTAATGCTGCAAATTTCTTATAAATATCTAATATACCTTTATCTGAATCAATAGTTGTATCTAATTTACCACTATCCCAGAAAATTTCACTATACTCTAAAATATTTGATAAATTTGTAATTTCAATTGAATTCTTAATAGACATTGCAATACTTTTTGTTTGTTCAATTCTTTCATCTATATATTCAATTCCATCTTCTGCAATCTTTGGATTTTTGACAGATGCAACATCTGGTTTCATATATATAATTAATGTTGGTGTTTTTGTTTTCTTTGTTGCACTTAAAATTTCTTTCAATCTTGGGACACCACTTGTAGCTTTAACTGCTGCTGCTGTTCCTGAAACATGAAATGAGTCTAATGTCATTTGTGTTCCCATTTCTCCAATTGTTTGTGCTGCAATAATACCAACCATTTCACTAGGTTGCGCAATAGCTTCTTTAAAATATTCATATACTTGCAAAACTATCCAATCAAACATTGATTTACTAAAATTTTGTTCAATAATTATTTTCTTTGGTGATAAATAAACTCTTAATAATATATGAAAATATATCATACCTTGTTCAGTATCTTTAATATATAAATTTTCTTTTAATTCATCTATTTTATCTAAAATATAATCAGGTGTTAAATCAGTTAATGTAGCTGCTATATTACTTGACTCACGTCTCTTAATACATGTCTTAATTATTCTATTAAATGGGATTGGATAATTAATAATACTACATTTTTTATTTTTATTAACTTTTGTAATAATAAAATTCTTATCTTCTACCAATTCTTTAAAATGTTCTTTACATCTATCAAATGTTTGTTTTGTTATTTTTTTATTTGCTTCTGGTGTTAAATAAGTTTCTAATTTATCAGCTGTTGTTAAATTATATTTAACCTCCATATCTAAAAATCTCATTTCAATCGTTGGAATTAATTGTGTTTCAATTTTACATCCATCCATTCCATCTTCTCCATAAATAAATTGAATAATTGCACCATTCGCATTTCGAACTGTGTTATCATAATTAATCTTTGCATCCTCCATTGCTTTAACTAATCTACGTTGAATATATCCAGTTTCACTTGTATCATACACTGTTAAACCTGTAATATTCATAAAATTCTTAGTTGAAGGTATTGTCAAATCATATAACTTTGTATAATTAATTTTTTCATCAGAATTTAAAATAGTAATATTAATAATTTTATCTAATATAATATTATTATGTTCTTTATAATTTTTATGTAAATTAGTTTTATTATTATTAATTTCTAATCTTTTATTTTTACTTTTATTTGTTAATGTTATTTCACTTGCAAATTTTCTACTCCATTGTTCTGTAATATTTAAGTTAATTGTAGTATGTTTTTTAATTGATAATTTACCAAATACTCCTAATCTATTACATAATAAACTAATACCTTGAATTAATTTTTCAGAAGATGATGTTGCTGAAATTTCTCCAGCTTCTCCAATATAACCATCTCCAGAAAAATAACCATCTAATAATCCAACTATAAATTCTTTAGGTGCAATATGAGCAATATCTGGAATATTATAACAATTAGTTCCTACAAATTTATCTAAAAATCTTGCTAATAATGAACTATTACCTGTAATTGTTGTTGTTTCAATTTTATATGTTATATTATACTTTTCAAACCAATTTTTAACAAATTCTAATACAGAAGGTTCTTCATTAGTAATTCTAACACTTTCGCTAAAATCTCTTGCATTTTCAACTGCTATAAATAATCCAATAAATACTCCATTTTCTCTATTTAATTCAAATTTATTAAAATCATCTTTAGGAAAATATAATGACATATCTATTTCATTTTTAATTATAGGAGGTTCAGGTAAAGAAATAGTTGTTGGAACATAATCTCCGATTTTAACTTCTTCTGTTTTAATTGCCTCAAATTCTTTTTCATTCCAAATTAAAAGAGTTTTTGAATTTGGCACTATAATTTCTCTACCACTTTGAGTAACAACTTTATATAAATCTTCTTGTGGATCATGTCTTGTAACTATAGTAACCTCACCCCAACTAGTATTTCCATCATTATCAGCTGTAGGAATATAAATCTCATTAGATAATCCTAACATTTCCATATTCATATCTTCAGGTCCAAATTGTTCTATATCTTTTTTATTATTTGGATTATCTAATTTAGAATCAATCCAATCTCCAATATTTACACATTTACATTCTCCATCTTCAATAATAATAATAGGTGTATCTCCTGTAACCGATTTAACAGCTGTATCAATTAAACCTTCACGACCACCCATTGCATGAAAGAATACTTCTTGAGGTGATAAACCACTAATGAAACTATTCTCAACAAATCCACGAGCTTCGGGACCATCATCATATTTTGTATAATGTGGTAATGTTCTATCAGTATAGCCATAAGCAATGCGACGTCCATCAACATTTTGTTGCCCAACACATGCCATAATTTGAGCAATATTAGTTTCTTTACCTTTTGAACCAGATTTAACCATATTAAACATACGATTAGTTCTTTCATCAATTTTAGCTAAACTAATTTTAGCAACTTCATTTGTAGTTTGATTAAGAATTCCAATAATTTCTCTTTCTAAAAATTCTTCATTTGAAAATATAGAATTATTTTCTAAATCTCCTTTTCTCATATCTTCTAATTTTTTATATGCACTAGCTTTCATTTCTTTAATTTTATCATTTAATTCTAAATCTGTGCTAGTATCAGTAACTAAATCACTAATACCAATACTAAATCCAGATGTTAATAACCATCTACAAATTAATCTTTGAGTATTATCTAAGAATTTTTTAATTTCAACAGGTCCATAATCATGATAAATAACTGGAATTAATCCATTTGTAATATTATGAAATACTAATTTATCTAATGTTCCTGAAATAAGTTTACTATTATTAATAACTACTTTTTCACCTGCTTTATTAGTCATTTCAATAAATAATGACGGAGGCATAATTTCTGAAAATAAATCTTTACCAGTATATGTATAATCTTTTGATGGTTTTTCTAATTTACCTTTAAAATAACTATTAACCATTTGTAAATTTGCCATTTGTTTATCAGCAACTAAAACATAATCTTTTGATGCTCTGAAAGAACCAACTAAAGTATCTTGAACTACTTCAATACTCGGTTTGCCATCTCTTGGAGCTAAGATTAAATATGGTACAGCTGCTAAATCTTTTAATTCACTCATAGTTTGAATATTTTGAGGACAATGTAAATTCATTTCATCTCCGTCGAAATCTGCATTATATGGTGGTGTATCTAAAACATTTAATCGAAAAGTTTGATAAGGCATAATAATTACTTTATGACACATCATACTCATCTTATGTAAAGATGGTTGACGATTAAATAATACATAATCACCGTCATTTAAATGTCTATGAACTACATCACCATAATGTAATTCAGCTGCTATTTTTCCTAAATCAGCATATTTTAAATTAATAGGACCAATTTCATTTGTCTTTTTAACATACTTAGCACCAGGCCATTTATTTGAACCATTCATAATTAATTTTCTCATTTCTTCAATATTATATTCATTTACAGTTTCTTGAAAAGTTATATTTAAAGCGACACGAATTGGCACTCCTAATTCATCAATACTAATATAGGGATCTGGAGTAATAACAGAACGCGCAGATTGATCAACACGTTTACCATTCAAATTACCTCTAATTCGTCCCTCTTTCTTCTTCATTCTATCACATACAGAACGAAGACGACGCCCATTTCTCTGTTGAGATGGTGCTAATCCAGGAATTTGATTATCAATAAATGTAAAAACGTGATATTGAAGAACCATTGTAATTAATTTAATAGTTTCTTCACTTGCTCCTTTTGTAATCTTATCAAAAATATTATTATTAGTTTTTATAATATCACTTAATTTATGTGTTAAATCATCTTCACGACGTTGTCCATTCTCTTCAATAATACTTGGACGAACAGCAGGAGGAGGTACAGGTAATACAGTACATATCATCCATTCTGGTCTATTCCATTTTGAATTAAATCCCATCAATTCCATATCTTCATTTGTAATACGTTTAAAAATTCTTAAAACATCTTCAGCTGTAAATTCTTGCTGAATTGATGTTTCTTTAGATTTATCTTTCCATTCTGCAATAATTTTCATAGATGCTTCTTTATTATATCTATCTGGTTGCTTACTACCACATCCAATATGTTTATCATCACCACAAATTTTAATTTTAGTTGTTGTATTACATAATTTAAAATATGCCTCCCATCTTTTCTGATTATTTTTAATAGCTAATATACGTGTCATCTCATTCTTTAATTCTTCAATTGTTGTATGTTGAGATATTAACATTCGCGAACATCTAAAACATACACATTTTAATATTTTTTTAACAATATCAAAAAACATTGCATGAAATACTGGTTTAGCTAATTCTATATGTCCGAAATGTCCAGGACAGAATACATTTTTTTGTTCGCAAGTTGTACAAACTTTATTATGTTCTAATACACCCATACGAGGATCAAATAATCCACCAACAATAGGTTCACTACCTGCATAAGTATCAGTTTTAGTAACTTTAACAACTGAACGTTTAATAATTTCATCAGGTCCTAATACACTAAATTGAATGCCTTTAACTTCCTCAATGATAACTTTTTGAGCATTATATGATAATTCATTATATATTGACATATCTATTTATTATATAAGTTAATTTTAAATATATAATCAATTTTTATTTTTATATTAAATTTGATAAATTATCATAATATTTTTTTTTAAAATCATTATAATTTGCAATTATTCCCTCCTTATATAAATATTTTTTTGAAAATAAATTATAATTATTATTTTCATTAAACATAACATAAATAATTAAATAAATTAATATTAAAACCATTATTGATTTTCCAATATCTCTCACTGGTATATAAACAAGTCCAAATAATATTAATGCCTGAACTATTTTATTTTTAATTAATTTTTTTTGAAAATCTGTTAATTCTAAATCTAAATGTCGAGCTCCAATTTGCATAATTATAACTGATACAATTAATATTGGATCAAATCCAATAGCACTCATTATTATAGTAGGTTATCTATAATAATTAAAAAAAATAATTAATAATTTGAATCTTCATCTACAACTTCACTCAAACAAATTTTTGCATCTTTATAATAATTAACCTCTTCTGGATGTTCTGAAGGAAATACTAATGGAACATAATTTTGAATACATTCAATATTAGATTTTGATGTTAAAGCAATGAATTGACGAATATCAGAAAACATTATTTAATTTATATATATATTTTATTTTTATATAAATTTATTTTATAAACCATTTAAATCCCATTTGTTTTAAAGGAGCTCCTGGTGCTGATTCACAACAAGTATAATAATTTCCTGCATTCCAATTGTTATTTAAACCAATACCACCTGAAACATCACTTGTATTAATATCACTTTCATTATTAAATATTCCACCCCATCTAACTTTATGCCAAATATGCATTATTGGTATAATATTAAATCCAAATGCTCTAAAACCATCTTGTCGAGACCATATTTTTGGTGTATATTTTTGGTTCATAATAATTTCATTAAATGAATCCTTATTTGATGCAGGTATACGAGTTATATATACAGGATCATATTTTTTACTTAGTTCTTTACCATTATTATATCCAGCTACAAAATCATAATCACTGTTACTATAATAAGTAAATTGAGCTCTTGATGTTGCAAAAAAATCTTTTAATGATAAATTAGCATTATAAAATTTTGGTTCATGCCATGTCCAACCATAATTTTGTTTATTAATAATACCTCCAGTATCACTTGAATTAAAAATAGCTAAACATTCAGTAACTTTAAAATGATTGAAAATATCATATTTAGCATCAATATCTAAATTAAATGGTTCATCTTTTTGAACAGTAGAATTTGTTTCCCAATGATTAATTTTATTAAATTTTCCATTTCTATTACGACCATTTAATTCGTGTTCAATGCCATCATATGAAAAAAGTCCTGATTTATTTGTACCTTTTATTGCTAACATCCATCCACCACCATAACATTCACTATCCATTATACAATATACCTTATCTGCATATCCAGTTATAGGATTTTTAATCCAATATTCACCATTCACATTTGTACAAGTTTTAATTTTAATATCTAATGCTGAAATACCCGGATTATTTCTTGATGTACCATAATTACTATCAGTAACTTGAATATTATTTATATTAAGTTCTTGTCCTGTTATTGAGTAATTTGTTAAAGCTTGTGATGCTAATAATAATTCGGAGTCTGTTAAAACTACATCCCATATTATTAAATATGCTAAACCAAAATCCGAAGCTTCATGACTTGACCATCCATTAATTTTTAATACTGTTGAATAATCTAAATTACCACCTGCATTTATTGAACCTTTATTTATATTATTAATAATTAAACTATATGAATAATTAGTTGCATTTGATTTAGCGCAACTAATACGCCAATCTGTAGTATTATCTGTATCATTTTCATAATATATCCAATTATCATTATACATTACTCCAGTTTTTCTAGTTGCCCAATGTCCTAATAGCCAATTTCTTGGATATTTTGTGGTTAATATTCTACCTCTATTAGTATTTGGATTTGTATATTTAGACATTACACAAATTGTATATTTTTCAGGTAAACTACCTACTGGAAATGTAATAGTTGTGCTTGGAGTTCCTTTTATATAAGTAATATTTGCATTATTTAAACCAATATTTTCAGTAATAATTTCATATCCACCTTCAATTGTAGCTTTCTTACATTCTCTATTAAAAACATCATTAAGTGTATTACCTAAAACATTTTTTGCATTATACATACCCCAAGGTGGTCTATTATTTGCTAATAAATATTTAAATTTGTCATTTAATGGTCTCTCTTGATATGTATTATCTTCATTAGTATTAATAGCATATTGTATATTTGTATTTATATTTGGTAATGTTTCAAATTTATTATTAGAAAAAATATTAATATCTTCATTATCTAATGCACTTGAAGTATTTAAAATTATAGTATTAATAGCATTAAAAGGTTGTCCAAATATTTTTATACTTAAAATTTCTAACGTATTAACTCTTCTATCAAAAACTATATATAATGTATTATCAAATATAACACTATCATTAATATTTACTATTGATAAAGTTATTATATTATTATTAAAATTAGCTTTTGTATTTATTTTAGAAGGAGAAGAATTAAATAATGAATATAATACTATCTTATTTTCCAAAATAATTTTAGCATTAGTATTTAACATAATTTCAATACCCTTAAATTGAAATCTTTCTGGATATAATATGGATATCATATTATCAATATTATTATTACTTGCTGATCTTAAAGTTACTAAATTTCTATTATTAAATAATGATGATATACAATTTCTATCAGATGGATTATTTATATAAAATGTGCTATTAATATAATATGTACCATATCCATTTATTCCTAAATTATTTAAAGATGAAGAAGCAGTAATATCATATTTTTCACTTAAATTTAATCCACCTGGAATTATTTTACTAACATCAAGTGGAGAATATGATATTATTGAATTATATCTATCATTTGAATTTGGTAATAATATGCGAGGATAATTCATATAAGATGCAAATATATTATTAGATTCAAATTTTTCAATATTTTGATTTTTATTATTAATAACAATAATTATAATACTTATTATAAAAATAGTTATTAATAGTATTATTATTAATAATAAGAATAATTTATTATCCATATCTATTAATGATAATTATTATTTTCTATAATTTAATTTTCCAAATATAAAAAATATTTTGATCTTTTTTTTTATAATTCCATAAATATTATTATAATGATAAAAATAATCTATAAATAAAAAAACTATTATTTATTTTTTTTACATAAATATTTTTGCAATGTCATTAAATCAATATCTTTTTTTAATTTAATTAATATTCTATATGTATTAGCTTCTTTAATATAATTAACAAAAATATCTAATTCCATTTTTTTTTAATAATTATTAATATTAAACATTTATATGAAAATCAAAAAGTTATTTTTTAAGATAAATAATCTTCAATAATAAATGAAACAGATAAATTTGAATGAGGTGAAACAAGAGATAAATAATTAAAATTATTACCATCCTCATAATTATCACATCTTAATAATGTTATATAAGATGGTAATATATTATCTAATCTATAATTTTCAGGTGTTCCAATAGCACAAATATTTAAACCTAATTTAGGCACAATAGTTGGAGGATCTGAGTATTGCATGTATGGATTACTTGACATATAAATATCATATTGTAAAATATTAGGAACTCCTGAATTAAATGTTTCAAAACTACAATTATTTAAAAAACATTTAATATTAAATAATCGATAATTAACACTATAATTATTACTTGTATTTGTTAAAGACATTGTAATTTTTGTTAAATCAATATCACATTTATAATATATAGTTGAATTATATATAATAGGATCATCATTTAATTGATCTTTAATAAAACAATTAAATGCAAATTTCTTTTTTAAGTTAAAATTCAAATTATTTAAAATATTTAAATTTTCTAATTTAACATAAACATTACTTAAATAACTTGAATTTTCTTTAATTAAATTTTGAACATTTAATTCACCATTAACATTTAATTTAACATTTTCAGAATTAACAGTACCTATACCAACATTACCTGTATTATCAATTCTCATTAATTCATTTGTCTCTCCATCTGAATAAAATAAATGTTTTCCTGTATTTGTTGTATAATATTGTATATCACCTTTATTATTGATTTTATCATAACCATTAATAATAATTCTTGTATTTAAAGAACTAAGATTTAAATTACTTGCTCCAATAACTGTATAATCAAGACTATTATTAGCTATCCTTAATTTCCCACCATCACCAACTTGAAAAATATTAGTAATATTTGTATTTGTTCCAATTCCAACATACCCCATAAATGATGTTTTATTTGCAACATTTACATTTAAGTTTGTTGAATTAATATTAAAATTACCTCCTGTATGTGTAAAATTACCTGATTCAAATAATACTGTTCCATTTATACAAGTATTATTTTGAATATATACATTATATATATCATTGGGAACTGTAGGTATTGCACCAATTCTTACAAGACCTCTTAAAAAAGTTGTATTATTAACATTTAAATTTGATGTATTTAAATTTGATTGAATATTAACATTTCCATTAACATTTAATCTATAATCAAGACCATCGTTAGTTAGTGTATTAATTAAAATAGCATTTTTAAAATAATTAGGAAATCCATCGGATGATATCTGATTTAATACTCCATTATTAATAGTGGTATTTCCATTTATAAATAATTTTTGTTCTAATGCAGAACTTGTACCAATTCCAACATTACCATTTGAATTAATTGTTAATGAATATTCAGATGCATTAGAATTAATATAAAATTGTTTTGTCCAATTTCTAGAAACATCATTATTACTTCCAAAATCTCCAAATACAAAATTAAAATCAGAGTCATATCCAAATTTAAAATTGCGATTACTTGTATTATTATTTTTAGATATAACTAATGTTCCATCACTTGTTGAATAAGGTGTTCCAATATG